CCCGTTGCGAGCCGCGAAGTCCGTGCTCGCGAGGTATTGCATGGGCGACCCTCACCGGCATGCACTCCGCGGTACCGTTGCGAGACCCAGCCCGGGCGATCGGTCGGCACAACCGATACAGCCCCTCACCGGCATGCACTCCGCGGTACCGTTGCGAGGGGCACCCTACGGCCGAAGGATCTCCCACCGGTGCCGTATTGTGACTATGTCGGTGTGCACGATCCCTCCCGCGTTGGTTGCCCCTGGTCTTGCGTGCGTTTTGTCCTAGCATCGGTTTCGCAGAGTATATGCTGATGGCCGGGGGTACTTGCGATCCCCGATCCTTTCCCGATCCTAGGTAAGCCTGCTCGGGCGTTACGAGAATCTCAGTCTTCCAGGCGCGGGCGGTCACACGACAGAAGCCCCGACCTCCTGCGAGGTACGGGGCTGGTGGACGCGCATGGTCGCCCTTACTTTTCGTGCTTGAACTTCGCAGGCACACGCCGCTCGGGGTATGCCTCCGATCGATCCCGCCCGCGCGAGCGGTCGAACTCTTCGAGCGCCTCGCCCATCGTTGGCAGGTGCACGACCTTGCCGATGCGCCCGTCCGGCAAGCGGTACCACCGGGGCTCGCGGACGCGCCCGCTCACGAGGCGCCCCGAATCGGGATCCGTGCGAGCGCCGCCTCCGGATCGTGCTTCGCGTCGATCGGTTCGAAGACGGGCAGTTGCTCCGCGGTCGACCGCGGGTGCACGACCCGGGCGATCAGCCCGCACGGCAGCCGATACCACTTCGGCTCTTGAACCCGGTTCATGATGGATCACTTGCTACGCGTACGAACGTCGCGCTGTTCAGGTTGTAGGCGTGGCCGTCCACCGCGCGGACCCAGCCGCCTTGGCCGAGTGCGAGATATGCCTGCTTCACATCGACGTCGAATGATAGGCTCTTGGTACCGAACTCCGCCGTCACTCGATGTTTTTCACCCGCGTTCGCCCCAAGCAAGCGCCGGATCCGGTCCAGCATTTGCCCCTCCGTAAGTCCGCGAAGGCTCGGATCGGGCGTGCCTACGCCCCATCGCGCGGCGGCGATGTCCAAGATCGCCGCCAGGGTTTTTGCATCGGTCACTGCGCACCCCCCTGCCCCGGCATCGGGAGACCGGGCGGCCAGCCCTGCGCGATGCCTTGCGGAGCGCCGGAGAGCGGAGGCAATCCCTGCGGAGCCCCGAGCGGCGGCAGAGCGGCCGGAGGCGCGAGCGGGGGCAACCCCGCGGGCGGAGCCGCGGCGGGCATGGGCGGCAGCGTGGGCAGCGACGGCATGGACTGGGGAGCGGCCGGCAGCGCGGGCAGGGACGCGGGCTCGATCGACTCGCTCCCGGCCGCGCGCCAGTTCTCGTGCTTGACGAACGGCTTGCCGGACTTCTCCGCGATCTTCGTGTGCGTCCGTACGCGGAGCCGTCCGCCCTTCAACGGCTGCGCCGGGGCGATCGCGTCGTAAAGGTACTGCGGTTCCCACCGCGCGCGCACGGCTGATGCGGGGTTCTTCGCCTCGTTCGCCGCGGCGATGATCCCCTTGATCTCGTCCGGCCCATATCCCCACTTGTCGGCGGGGTCGACCGCGATCGAGTAGCGCCCGCTGGCCTCGGGATTCGAGGACGCTTCGAGGTCGAACTCGCAGATGAACCGGTCCCCGTACTGCAGCCCGGTTTTGTACGACATCGCCTCGATCACGACGATGTGATCGCCGTCGGGAAGCCTGCGGCTATCTGCGTTTGTGCCGTAAGCGGCCCCGCCCAACGCTCGTGCGAGCGCGTCGAGACTTGCCTGTGGCGCGGGTGCTGCCGCGGCAGCGGGCGCAGGTGCGGCTTGCGTCTGCACGCCCATCGCGGCGTTGATCTGGTCTCGCGTGTATCCCTGCGCAAGCAAGGCTTGAATCTGTTCTGGTGTGTACATTTGGCTTTCCTACTCTGTGATCCAATCGGCGAGGACCAGCTTGTGGGGCACGCCGCTTGCTCGGGTTGTTGCGCGAGCGCTTGATAGAACACGCGCCAGGACATCTCGGTGATACTCGATCGTCTGGAGGAACTCAACATAAATCGTCGGCGCGAGTTGCTTGCTGCGATGCGTGCGGCCGATCTGTTGTTCGTGGATCTCTTGTTTCGCTGCCGGCTTGAGGATCAGGTTTCGATGCCAGGCTTGCAAGTTCTTCCCGCGGTGGTGCGCCTTTTGGGATAGCGCGATCGTCTGCCCCGGCTTCGCATGCTCGGGGTTCAGGTCCGCGTGGTAATACGGGAGCCCGAGTTCTTCGAGGCGGACGCCGGCGGCAATGTACGGGGTCCACACCAGGACGCCCTTCCCCGCGGTGTGCTGCACCGCCTGCTGCAATGGTGTGTCGTCGATCCACACGGGGACCGGGTTCGGCACGAACGCTTTTTTGACCGCGCGCCAGGCCGCGAGCAGCTTCGCCGCGTCTTCGTATCCACCGGGGAGCATGCGCGTTGCGACGCGGTGTGCGTGTGCACCGTGCGGATAGATCGCGAAGTCGCCGCCGGCGATCTGGTCGAACCGATCGAGGGCTTGTTCAATCTGCCCCTGCGTGTCGAACCCTTCGAGGTGTTCGTCGAGCACCGCGCGGACGTACGCGAACCAGGCGCGGCGCGGGCGGAGCCACCAGTCGGGGGGCATCGGATCCCACACGTAATAGAACCCGAGCGCAAGTTGGCTCAAGCAGTCGGGCAGCCCCCATTCGTCGAGCAACTCGCCGTCGGGACGCATCCCGCTGTGCATCGTGCGCTCGATCGTTTGCGTGAGCACCTCCGGCAGCGGGGGGGACCACGGCGAGATCCGGATCGACGCGCCACACGTGACCCCCTGCCCGCTCACGATCCCGGGCGTCGCCCGCATCCATTCGTGAAACCCGCCCGGGATCATCGGCGGCGCTTCGCGGCGCAGTGACGTCACCTCGTTATCGATCGCGCTTGCCCACCGCTCCGCCTCCGCAGGCGACAACGGTACGGGCGCGCCCGTGCGCAGCGACCAGGTTAGCAGGTGATGATACTCCATCATCTTCTCTCCGAGCAGCGTCCCGGACATCGGAGCGTAGACGCATTCGGGGTGCGCGAGCCGGTACCGGCGCAGCCGGCGTGTTACGGAGTTGTCGCGCTTGATTGTGTCGCACTCGTCCGCGAGCAGGAGATCGGGCGCGAGTCGTTCGAGTTCGAACTCGTGCGATGCGTGCGACATGATCGTATAGGACAGCATGTGGGGCAGGCGGACGCGCCAGTTCTTACGATACTCCGCGAAGTCGTCGACGGTCTTCGACTTGAGCGAAGCGGGCAGGAGCAAGACCGGAACGCGAGACCCTAGCAGCGTCGCGGCGAGCAGTGTAATCAGCGTCTTGCCTGCGCCGACCGGCATCGGGGCGACCAGTCCCCCGATCTCATACAGCGACCGCAGCGCGGAGAACTGTTGTGGTCGGAGGACGTTGCGCTCCCCGTCGTCGTCGAACTCGCGAAGGCGGAGGTGCGCCGACAGGGCTTCGATCTCTGCCGGCGTCGGTTCGCGATGTCGCGGGAGCGCGAGCACCCGCGCCAGTTCAGGGTCCAACACACGTCCCTATGATGGTGCAGGTCTCGAACCCGGGGAAGGGTTCGCGCACGTTGAAGCGCCGAAACACGATCGCATGCGGTTCCCCGTTGTACGGGTCAACCCGGGGGTTCTCGCGCATGTACGTGCGCAGCAAGGTGCGCCGCCGAAACTTTCGCCCCGGCCGCATGTCTTGCCTCGACCGTCGCGGTCGGCTACCCATCGCGCTTCGCAGCCTCCAGGTACGCGCGCCGGGCGACGTTCGCCTGGTCGAGGTCCATGCGCGCGGCGGAGATCCTCGAATCGAAGCGCTGCCGCGTCTCGCGTGCAAGCTTGCGACTGGTTCGCAGTTCACCTCGAATCTCTCGCAGTTGCGCGGCGACCGTCTTGCGGGACTGTTCGAGCGCCGCGAGATCGGGGGCCGCCTCCGCGACCGCGTTCTGACGATCGACCAGCGCTTCCTGCAGCGTGAGCGATGCCGTCTTGACGGCGAGCAAGGTTTCGTGTGCTTGTGGCGTTCTCATGAGTTCGACTCCAGGAGCGCGAGATATTCCCTCGCGGCGTCGGGGGTTTGTCCGCCTGCGGCGCAGGCTTCAAGTAAGGTTTGCGCGGCGCCTTTGGCCGGCCGACCTCGCCCGCGCTTCGGCGATGCGGGCTCCGTTTTTGGTTGCGGATCGACCTTGGCCAGGTCCACCGTTACGATCGGCTGCGCGGGCGTTGTCTCGACCACGGTCGTTTCGATGACCGGACCGGGGGCGGCGGGCATGGCGACCGGAGGTGCGGGCGTCGGGTTCGCTTGCACGACCTCGACCGCGAGCGAGGGATTCGCTCGCAGGTGCTCCTGCGCCGCTGCAGTCGCCTGCTCGCGTTGTTCGGGCGGATGGGCATCGACCCATTGCTGCAGCGCGGGCGGCAGCGTGGGGGTTGCTACGGGCGCAGGGGTAGGCGCAGGCTGGGCGCCAAGGAAGGACATCAGATCTGGCATCGGCTTTCTCCGGTTTTAGTGCGGGCCGGCGACGGCCAGGCCCTGGCGTGGTCAACTTACGAGACGATGGGCGAGTAAGTCAAGAGGATTGATCCCCGCGTGACACTCCGCTTTGAACTCGCAGCCGTCCCGAGAGTACCGCTCGCACTCGCCGGTCTGCAGTCCATCCCGGGGGAACGCTTCGAGCGGCAAGCAGTTCGCGGCGAGCATGGGGCGGACGGTTTCCTCGATCAGGATGTCCAAGCGCTTGCGCGTGTCCTCGACCGACTCTTCGTAACGCGTCGTGCTCGCCTTCGGAGGCTTGCGTCGGCAGTAGACCCATTCCGCCGTCACCGATCGCACGTCGACGTGTGACGCCGCCCAGGCCGCGTAGGCGATGCGCTGCGGATCGTCCGCGAGTTGTTCGGGGGTCTTTTGCCACTTGAGGTCGCCCGTGGTCTTGAGGTCCTGCACGAGGATCGACACGCCGGGGATCCACTGCGAGACCGCGTCGGCTTGCATCATCCACAACACGCCCCCGATCTCTTCGTAGATCTCCGTCTCCGCGAGTCCGACGCGCGGCGGGGGGAAGTACGCGAGACCTGCGGCGAGACATTTGCCTTCGGGCGACTTCGCGATCTCCGGCGTCCACGTGCCGTGGCGCATGTAGTTCTCAAGGTTCAAGTGGCACTGGTGCCCGAACTCCGCGGCCGGCGTCGAGCCTTGCTTCCCCCGGAGCCGTTGAAACTTCCACTTGCGGCGGCACCCGACGCGGCGCGGGACCAGCGTCCCGTCGTCCGACTTCTCAAGCTGCACGCGCCCCCATGTTTCAATCTGCGACGGGCTCGCGTGCGCCCGCTTCCCGCACACGCGGCAGGTCACCGGGTCGCCCGTCCACTGGTGCAGGCATCGCTTACCCACGATCCCCTCGTTTCAGCGCGCGAGCATTCGCGTGTGCGAGCCATGCCTGGTGCTCAGGCGTGGGCCATAGCGCACGCCAAGCTTTGATCAAGGCGCGCGCTTCATCTTCGGGACACTCAAACCCATGATCTCGCGCCCATCGGATGAACTGGGCGCGGGTCAAGGCTCGCGCCTCGTGACGCAATGGAAGCGCGTCGCGGGTAACGCCTTCGTCCCGTTCCATACCCCGAGTTCGCGGTCCCGCTCCGCGTCCGCCTCGATCGCGCGCGCCTTCGCGTTGTAGCGCACCTGATCGTCGAGCACGACGAGAACGGCTGTGAACCCGCACCCGAGCGCGAACACGGCGAAGACGAGCAGGAGCCCGATCATAACTGATCCTTCGGGACCGCGCGGAGGTTCCGGACGTTGACCTCGTGCATGGCTTTGCGTTCGTCGCGGATGTCGTATGAGCCGTAAGCCCCGTAATGGATCACCTTCCCGCGGAAGCACACGACCTCTCGCCGCCAAGGGTCGAGCACGTCGACGATCGTGCCGACGGGGAACGCGACCCCGTTCGAGTCGATGCGCCCGGACTCGATCAGTTGTTCCGCGCTCCGGAGAAACGCCGCCAGCGCCTCGCTCGTGGACGCGTCCGCGTACTTGCGGGCGTAGGCGTTGATCGACGCGTCCACGAGCGAGGCGCCGTGCTTGACCGCCTTCGCGTCCGGAGCGTCCGCGAGCAGCGTCGCCGCGCGGCTATCGGTGAACTCCTGCGCCTGATACAGGTACGCGCTGCCGCCCCCCACGGCCTGGATCCAGATCCCGTACAGCCCGATCTTGCTGATTTGTACGACCCGACCGTCGCCCATCTTCCACTTTTGCCCGACCTTGAGTGCTATCATCCCCCACACCTTACGCCCCCCGGCCGGCCAGGCGCAAGCGGATTCTGCTTGGCACACGCGACCTTCCGCGCGTAAGGTTCACGCGATGCGATCGATTCTAGGTGTGTTTTGACGTTCCTCGTGGACGCCTGGCCATGGGCGCGCGTGGGTGGAAACTGCATTCCGAGCGCTCCTACAACGAAACTGCCCGCGATCGGGGGATGGGGTCACAAGGGTGACGGGCCCGCCATGCACGGCCCCGAGTCCCCTAAGTACCCACCGGAGCAGTATCAAGCCTGGGCGGCGCAATGGCCGAACTATGACGCGCTCGTGTTCCCCGGCTCGCTCGGGGCGACCGTGGTCGACGTCGACGTGATCGACCTGCTCCCGCGGGTCCTGCAGATATGCGGCGACACGCCGTTCCGTACCCTCTCGGGTCGCGACGGGGGCGGCGTCCATCTTTGGTATCGCGGGACCTCGACCTGCGGAACCCCCACACCCGGCGTCGACGTCAAGAGCACGGGCGGCTATGTCGTCGCTCCGGGGGCGCTTCACAAGTCGGGGGCGACCTATGCCGCGAGCCCCGATCTCGCGATAGCGTTGGCTGCAGGACGCTTGGAGCTGCCCCCGCTTCGGGACGGATGGAGGGAAGCGCTCGGACGGCTCGGGGATGAGATCACGAACCCAACCCGGATCGATCTCGGGCGTCTGATCGACCGGCTCGCGAAGCGCAAAGATCAGGAACTTGCTCGCAGGCTTCGCCTCGTGCTCGCGGGGCAGGTGTTCGCGGCGGACGGCGAGCGCCGTCCGACCTTGACCACGCTGCTCGGGGAGTTGTTCAAGGCTTGGCCACACGCGACGGAGGACTCGATCTCCGCGTTGTTCGCCCCGTCCATGCGGGCGCTCGCGGCCGACGGTGCGGAACTCACGGACGACGACACCTTGCGCCGGTATTGGGACTGGCTGCAAGAGAAGCACGGGCGGGCGTCGGCGGAGGCGGAGGCAATCGGCGAGCCCCTGCGGCGGGTCGCGTGGACGTGGGTTGGCGAGCACCGTGCGGACGCGTGCGAGGTCGGGACCCTGCCCCTGATCGCGCACCAGGGCAAGTCGTATTTTGTGCGGGTCGGGGAACTCTGGGACGGGCCGATCTCTCGGGACGCGCTCACCCCCGCGACGCTCGAATCAATCAATGCACTTTACGGCACGCAGATCCCCGACAACGGCGCGCTACTCAAGTCCCACGGAGTCCGGCTCGCGGACGTGGTCGAGTCGCTGTCGGTGCGCTCGACCACCTACGATCCCCGGACGGGGACCATGCACGTCGCCACCGCGCCGATCCGCAAGGAACTCGCCCCCGAGCGGTCGGCAGACGCGGAGATTATGATCGAAGCGATCGGGGGCAAGTACGCCGCGCACCTCACCTACTGGCTCGCGTCGTTCGGGGACGATGGTCCATGCCGTGCGCTCGTGCTCTCGGGGGCAAAGCACACCGCGAAGACGGCTTTGCTCAACGGGGTCGGGCGCTTGTGGCGAGACGGACACGTCGCGATGCGCAATGTCTTGGGCAAGCGGTTCAATAGCGCCATGACCGGCGCGCGACTCGCGGTGGCCGATGACGACGCCGGCGCGAGCGAAGCAGGCGAGGCGCTGGCGGCGTTTCTACGGGCCGCGGTGTCCGACCGCAAGCAGGCGCTCGAACGCAAGCACATGGACGTGAGCACGGTCGAGGGGACGATGCGGTACGCCGTCGCGACGAACGACGTCCGGGCACTCGTATCGGGCGCGGTTTCGTACGAGCTGAACGACGAATCGCTGTCCGCGTTCGGCGACCGGCTCCTACACATCCCCGTGGCGGAGTCGGCGCAATACTGGTGGGAGCGCCACGGCGTGGACATGGACGCGCTGGTCGAAGGGGACGGTATACCACGCCATGTCCTATGGCTCATGTCCAAGGGCTTCAAGCGGTCCGAGCGGTTCTGGTGCCCGGCGGGGGACGTGGAGTTGATGGAGTTCGCGCGGGTGTCCTCCGGGCTCCGCGGGGACTTGATCGTGCGCATCGCGGAGGAACTCGAACGGGGGGCCCGCCCGGCGTCGGAGGTGGACTTTACAGCCGGTACCGCTGCCCTGGGTCCATGGCTCGCGGACGACGGCGAACACGTCCTCGTGCGGGCGCAGGGGCTCTACACACAGTGGGGCGAGGACCGCCCCAGGAGCGCATCGGCACGATCGGTGGGACTCGCGCTTGCGGGGCTCGCGCTTGAGCAGATCCTGGTGGGCGCGAAGCGCACGCGGATCCACAGGGTGAGTAAAGCGCTAATCGCGTGGTATGTGGATTATTGCGGACTCTAAATCGCGTCGCTCGATTTACGCCCCGGGTTAATAGCCTGGGGCGTTTTTATTTTGCACTGTACTTAAAAAGTGATCGGATGATCGGATAGAACCATTGCTTTGGAGTGAACATCACACCTTTTAGATTGTAAGGGATCTACATTTCACGGACGGATATGATCATGCCTAAAAGGGGACTTTCCGATCTTCTGATCCGGCATTTTTTACAGCTAAAAAGCACACCGTGAACAGTTTTTTTGTGTTATCGTCTGGGCATGCGCGCTCCGCCCATCGATCCGATCCGTTCCCGAAACCAGGCCGTCCGTGCGGCCACCGCATACCGCGCAAAGAAGCGCGCGGCGCGTGACTCCCGCATTTATGCGGCGGCGCCGTATTTGTTCCGGCTCGAACCTTGCGATGGTTACGGCCTCGTGTTCTATGCGCTCATGTATGACGTGTACCTGGATACGCAAAAGTCGTACGCGCGGCGCGACAACGGCCCTGGGGGCGTCCCTGCGATGTATCTCGGTTGCCTGCTCGGACTCGGGGTGGCGGACCGAAACGCGCTCCTGCGGCAGGCCGCTCCGGCGGAGTTGTACACGTACGTCCTACAAGGTCCGCGGGACGATCGCGCCTCGATCGAGGTCCTCCAGGACGTCGACATCTTGCGTGGTACCCTCTCCACTCTGCTCGCCTTCGGCCGCAGTGGTACGTGCGTCTCCCCCGAGTTCCGGTTTGACTCGGAGCACGCTGGGATCGCACTGCGCGCCGCTGCCCTGGTTCACGGCGGCGCGATCCGGAACGACAACCTGCAGGCGGTCCTGGCCACCGCCGCGCGCCTCGCAGCCGCCGACGGCCTTCGGGCGGCAAACACCATGCTCCGGGGACTTCTCAGGCATGTCCAGGCCCGCGGGTGAAGCCCGCCCCGGCTTGACCCCCGCCCCGTACCTCGCAGGAGGTCGGGGCTTTCGGGGTATGGGCGCGCGCCCCGCCTTGCGTGCGGGCTATGCGCGTGGCACAATGTCACGCGGTGCCAAAATACGTGACACGAATGCCAGGACGCCCCCCGCGTCCGTCCGACGTCGAACTGCTCGCGTTCGTGAACACGCACGAGGGAAACGCGAAGGCCGCGGCGCGAGCGTACGGGTGCCCTTATCGCACCTTCGCCCGATGGTACAAAGCGGCGAAGACGCGGCTACGCGCTGAAGAGGCGCACCAGCGCGAGGACTCTCCCGTGCGCGCGATGCGAACAAACGCCGCGGCCCCGCCCCCATCTGGCGCAGCCCCGAAACCGCGCCCGAAGGCGCTCGACTTCAACGACCGCGGCGCGGTCAAAGCGCATCTGCTCGGGGAGCTCATGTGGAACGCGCAACACGCCCCGCATCCCGCGGACCGGATCCGCGCGTTGTCGGAGGTCGCCCGGATCTCGAAGGCGGCGGAGGCGGAGCCCGAACAGGCGGAGGACCAGGGGGCTGGTCTGTCGGCGGCCGACGCAAGGCACCTACGCGCAATGCAGCGCCGCTACGCGCAATGGACTGGCGCATTGGTACGCCGGCGGCTCGCACGGCTCAAGGTCGATCCTCCGGCCGACCCGGACGAGCGCGCCCGCGACGAGCGCTTGCGCGATCTATACCTGCAGGTCGCGACGCTCGCGCCTAACGCACCGGTCGAGGAACTCGCAGCGCACCTGGAGTCGTACGGGGGCGCGTTGTGAGCAGCCGGACGTGTCCGACGTGCGGGCGGCGTGAGTGCATCTGCGTGGCGCGCCCGTTCGAGATTCTAGGATGCCCGTGCGGTGATCCCGTGATCCTCGCGGATACGGAGGACTGGGCGCAGCCGCTCTGCTTTGATTGTTGGTACGCGGCGATCCCGTCGCAGGAGAAGCACGCGCTCGCTCGCATGCTCCCGCGGCGGCGGAGGTCGAGGACATGAGCGCGCCCATCTTCGTGCCCGCGGACCTCGTGACGCCACCAGGCGCGATCACGGCGGACGAATACGCGGGCATGCTCCGGACGTGGCAGGCATTCGCCCGACCCGCGCAGTTGCGTCCGAAGGGCTGCAGGCGATGGTGGAACCGGCAGGCGGGGCGGGGCGAGGGCAAGACCCGGAGCGCTTCAGAGTACACGCTCGACATCTGCGAGGACTGGGGTCCGGTAGCAAACGCAGGCATTGCGGGGCGCACGATCGCGGATACGCGCGAGACCCTGATCCACGGACCGGCCGGGTTGATCAGGTGCGCGGAGGCGCGGGGATATGAACTCGACCACCGGCCGTCGCGCGGGAAGATCTTCCACCCGAGCGGGGCGGAGATCCGGACGTACGGCGGGGACGTGCCCCGGGCGTTCCGCGGGTTCTCGGGGAACTTTTTTTGGGCGGACGAACTCGCGTTTTGGCAAGACCCCGTCGGCTCGTTCAAGGTGATCAACGACACGATGCGTGCGCTTGCCCCCGACCCGGGCGCGCACGGGTTGATCACCTCGACCCCGTGGAGCCGCGGCGACGTGTCGCGCATGCTCGTGTCCGAGTTCGCGGACCTTGTCACGACGACGCGCGGACGCTTCTATGACAACGTCGACAACTTGGACCCCGGCACCCGCGCCGCGCTCGAAGCCGGTCATGGGGGCACGCACACGTCGAGTGCGCGCGAGGAACTCGACGGCGAGTTGCTCGATGGGTCCAGGCCCGCGTTTTGTCAGGACGTGATCGATCGGCACCGCGAAGTCATCGCGGACCACTTGGAGATCCGCGAGGTGATCGTCAGCATCGACCCCGCGGCGAAGGATAAGAAGTCCAGCGATGCGACGGGGATCATCGCGCTCGGGGTCGGGGGCCCGCACGAGCACAAGCACTTTTATGTGCTCGACGACGCGACGATCCAGGGCGTGCAGCCCGGGGTATGGGCTGACATCGCGATCGATCGCGCGATGTACATGCGTCACCGGTTCAAGTGCGGGGTGCGGATCTTGATCGAGGATAACAACGGTGGGGATCAGTGCGTGTTCGTCCTGGACACGCGCATGCAGGCGCGCGGGGTAACGTTCCCCGTGCAGGCTATCACGGCGCGGCAGTCGAAGATCGAGCGGGCGGACGCGGCGGGGGTCGTGTACGAGGCGGGGCGCGTGCACCATGTCGGGGTGTTCCCGGACCTGGAGAAGCAGCTTACCAAGTGGTATCCGGGGAAAGCTTCCCCCGACCGCATGGACGCGCTCACGCAAGCCGTGCTCGACGCGGCGCTAGACAAGGTCGGCCCGCTGTTCTAACGTGCGCGCGTGGACATCCTCGCAGCCTGGCGCCTCGAACTGCACGCGTACCGCATCGCGCTGCTACGCCGCGCTACGCCGGCGCAGATCATCCGGTGTTCGGTCGGGGACGCGGTCGAGTCCTGGCGCTTGCTCGCGCGGGTGGTCGACCACGGGGACGCCTGCCCGCCCGAAAGCCGTCGCGGACGTGCTACGGTTCCCCGCGTCGACGGGGTCTTCTACAGGGAGTAGGGAAACATGCAGGGAATCAAGAACCCAGAACTCGCGGCGTTCCTCGAAGAGCTCTTCGCGTTGTGTATGAAGCACAACTTCGAGATCACCGGGCGCACGGACCCAAGCAGCCGCTCCGTAAGCACTGCCGCGCCCCTGGTCACCCGAGACGGTGTCGTGGTCCTGAAGCACCTGAGTGTCACGGGCGACGGCGGAGTCGACGGCATCGAGCCGACGGTGCGTTACGACGGGGGAGTGAGGATATGACCCCCGCTAAGGTGATTCGATGGATTGCCGATGGGTTCGCCAACGACGCCCGGCAAGTGCCCAAGGGCGAGACCTTCGACGGCGGGCCGCTGGACGGGGTGAGCATCTTCAATGTGAACATGAGGACCGCCCGTAAGCTCCGAGAGCTGGCCGACGCCGTCGAAGACGGACGCATGAAGTACCCACCCGCCCCATGACGCAACCCGGCAGGGGCTTTCCGGGTTTTGTGTTAGTATCCATGCGGGCATAGCCCGCGAGGTTCCCCATCGGAGCGTTAGCGTCTGATCGTAAGTGGAGCCGACCCCGACCCCGGCGGGCAATCCGGGACCTTGTGCTATACCCCGCGCATGGGCGACGAACCGAACACGCGCGACGAACTGAACAAGATCCACGAGGCGATCGCGACATTGTCCGATGGCAAGTGGGACCGGCGCGACGCGCTGGCGGTCGCGACGATCCTCGGGTCGCTCGCAGGCTTGATCACCGCTGCGGTGATGACCCTGCAAGGGTTGGGCATGCTCTCGACCTCCGACGCCGCGGAGCCCGCTCCGTACGCGGACACGGACGGCGACACGGACACGGACCGATGATTGACGTGATCAGCAGGGTCAACGATGGCACCCATATGTTCTGGTGCCCCGGTTGCAAATGTGCTCACGGCTTCAACGGGGGGTGGACCTTCAATGGAGACTTCGTGCGGCCGACCGTGAGCCCGTCGATCCTAGTCCGGTGCAACATGTCGAACCCCGCCGAGTCGACCCGCTGCCACATCTTCGTGCGCGACGGGAAGATCCAGTTTTTGAACGACTGCACCCATGAGCTCGCAGGCAAGACGGTCCCGATGGAGCCACTATGGGGCGCGGCGATGATCGACGTGCTCGCACCCGCGACGTTGCCAGGCGAACGCCGCCTCGAATGGCGCCGCCTTGTGCGCCTGCATTCTACCGCCCGAAGGATGATCCTGCGATGGCGCGTGTGAGGCGGATCGACTGGTGCACGACGCGAGTCGCGATCACGGACGAGGCGCCGACGCCCGCCCGCGGCACCGCGACTCGCACGGACGAAGGCTATCTGGTCGTCGACGCGTACCTAGCTCGCGACGGGCTGCTCAAGTATTCGGACGGGCGCACGTCCTGGCTCGAATGGCGCCCGCGCGACGAACTTGTCAAAGCGGCGCCGTCGTTCGCGAACGCGATCTTTACGGACGACCACCCCGCGGAGATGCTCGACGCAAAGAACGCGAAGCATCACTCGCGGGGGTTTGTGCTCGGGGTGCCGACGATCGAAGACATCGACGGCGTGGCGTACATGCGCGCGCGCATCAAAGTGTTCGATGAGGCGCTGATCAAAAAGATGGAAGCGGGGCAGGTCGAGATCTCGATCGGGTTCTGGTCCGCGGTCGAGGTGTCACGCGGTACGGTCGACGGCGAGACCTATCATGCGATCCAGCGGGACATGTCCGGGAATCATGTTGCGAGCGTGATGCAAGGTCGGTCCGGTCCGGCCGTCCGGGCGTTACTTGACGCGGCCGGATCCGCGGTACATACCCAGATCGTGCGCAAGCTAAAACTTTCCGCGATCGAGATCGCATCCTGGGTCGCGCGAGCACGTCGAGCCGACGAAGTCGGCATGCCGGTCACCAGCGCCAAGCTGGTCGGCCCCGACGGAACCGAGTTCGAGGTGCCGACCTGGGTCGCTGCCGCGATCGAGGAACTGCGCGAGATGAAGGCGCAGAGCGCCCCCGCTCCCGCCCCCGAAGGCGAACCCGCTCCAGATCCCGCTGCCCCGCCCGCTTCGGCCGGCGACGAGCAGCCGCCCCCAGCCGTGAGTGTTGGCCAACCCCCGCCCGCTGCCGCAGGCGAACCGCCCGCGGACGATGACGAAGAAGAACCCGCCGCGGATGCGGACGACGAAGAGAAAGAACCCCCCATGAAATCGCAGGACGCAAAGAACCTCGTGCGCAAGCGCGTTCGACTGGAGCGGCTCGCCGTGCGAGCCAAAATCGACGACGCGGCCTGTGATACCGCCGACGACGTCGAGCTGGCTCGCCTGATCGTGGCGACCGCCCTGCCGACGCAAAAGGCTCGCGCCGACGCGTCGACCGGCCCCGCGCTCGACCTCCTGCTTGAACTCGCCGCGGAGGCGATCGCTGCGAAGCCGGTCGAGTCCGCGAACCCGTGGGAGCAACGCGCCCCGATTCGAACGGACTCCGACGTCGACCCTGCGGTCGAGGCTCAAGTTCGCTACCTCAAACAGTGCGGCGTGGAGATCTGATCGATGCAGACGCAATACAATGTCCTCCCGGAGATCGGGGTCGAAGGCTTGACCCAGGGTCCCCGGTCCTCGCGACCGCGCACCTTGCCGCAGCTCGCCCAGATTACGCTGCTCACCGTCACCGCCGGAGGCGAGACCGACGATCTCGTGGTCACCGTCGTGGACGATGAGACGGGTCAGTCCTATTCGTTCACCGCGACCGGCTCCGCAACGGAGGCGACGTTGCTTACCAACGCGCTTGCAGCGTTCGCAGCCCACGACCAGCTCCCGCTCATGTTCTCGCTCGCGGGCGAGGTCGACACCGACGTGTTGCTGACGTTCAGCGCCAAGCACTCGAACCGAACCTATACGTTCAGCGCCACCGGTGGCACCGCCACGGCGGACCCCGTCGCGAGTTCGGTGCAGGCTGCCGGAGGCGACGGCCTGGAGTTCGGGCGATTCGTCGCTCGGGGATCGGCCGATTACGAGTTCGCGGCGCCCGGCGCTTCGACCACGGTCGCCGACCTGCTCGGCGTACTGTTCCGGACCGACGCGAATCACTTCCGCCTGACCGACGGCGATACCGCCGCGAGCGTGGACAAGTGCGCGCGCGGCAAGACTTACAGCATCGCGGAGCAATGCCGTATGCTGTTCAAGGTCGAGGACGCGGTCGCACCGGGTGATACCCCGTACATGCGACGCGCCGGCACCGGTCGCCTTGGCGGACTTCGGGCGACGCCCGATGGCGACGAGCAGACCACCGTGCTTTCCGCGTTCGTCGCGGACCTGGCGACGTACACCGCGACCCTCCGGCACCGGGGCGTCACCTATCACGCGTCGTACACCCCGACCGACGGGACCACCGCGGTCGCCGATGCGATCGACGGCCTGTTCGACTCGCTGGTTGATGCGGTCGGCGGCGCCACGCCTGCGGCCAACGGGATCGGCTTGACGATCACCGAAGACGCCACGACCCTGACGATCGTCGCCGATGCCGGCACCGCGATCGACGATCTTGTCGTCGGCTATGGGCTTGACACCGAAGCGCCTGCCGCAACCGTGACGATCGGATCCGCCGACGTCGAAGCGATCGACGTGTCGTCAATTTGCTCGTTCGAGTCGAGCGCGGCCGCAGGTGAACTCGCCTGGGTCAAAATCAACATGGGCGCCCGATAAGGAAACCGACCGATGAAACTCACCGCACAACAGCAAGCCCGCCTGGACTCCTACAAGCTCGTGCCCCGCCCCGGCGTGGTCGAAGCGGTGCTCGACTCCGAGGCGAAGGCCGGACGTCTCGATTGGCAACTCGCGCCCGTGATGGCGGAGCGCCTGCGGCACGTCTACCCGAAGATCATGGAAGCGACTTACCCCGAGTTCGCCGCGGCGAACGGGAAGGTCCTCCCAATCGACTCCAGCCCGAATCCGGCCGACGAAAGTTGGCGCTACTTCCTGATCGACGGGCAGGCATCCTGCGCGTGGATCGGCGACGACGGTACGCTTGCGCCATCGAGCTCGATGACCATGCGGCAGTTTGACGGCAAGTTCGCACAGTTCGGACACAAGTGGGATGTTACCGTGTTCGACCTGGAGCGTGCTGCGAAGGCGAACGTTCCGCTGCAGACATTCAAAGGGAAACTCTCGAAGAAAGCCCACGAGGCGTGGAAGAACTGGTTCTGGTTGTTCGGCTCGAAGAGTCATGAACTTGAGGGGCTGGTCAACAACCCCAACGTGACCCACTTCCTTGCCGCGCAGAACGGGGGCTCGACCTCGCGCTTGTGGGCGAACAAAACCGACGACGAGATCCTTGCCGACGTGGCGAAGATGATCGATCGGATCCCCACCGACACCATTCGCGAGCACTACGCCGCGAAAGTGTTCCTCTCGCTCGCGATGGTGCAGGAGTGCATGCGTCGCTACTTGGCATCGACCGCCAGCGGGACCGTCACCTTGTGGGACCGGATCAAGCACGCCTATGCGGGCGACGAGACCGGCCAGGGCAAAGTGTCGTTCCAGATCCTGAACGAGTGCAGTGCTGCCCTCCGGAAGAACCCCGAGACCCGCACGGATGACTCCGGCATCTCCGGGGACTTCATGATGGCGCTACCGTCCGATGACTCGGACCAGCTTGCGTTCCTGTCGGCCCGCCCGTTCTCGCAGGAAGCGCCGCAGCAAACCGATCTGAAGATCGAAACGATTACGCATGAGAAGATCGGCGGCTGCAAGTGCCAGATCCCCAAGGCCGTTGTCGTGATGCGGTTCGGCACCACCTAAGATAACGTGCCATGCCCCGAGCCCGTACCCTGCAAGGGGTCGGGCTTTGCGGGGTGCATGGCCAACCCCAAAGAGAAGTTCGTGCTGGTTCTGAACGAGAGCCAGCGGATGATCCACATCGGGTATCAGTCGCGCCCCGCTCTCCCGGCGGACGATGTCCGGCCGGCGCAGCCGCCAGAGTTGTCGGAAGACACCTACGTCCCCGGTATCGGCCGCGCTCCTGCGGAGCGTGCCCGGCACTGCGCCGAGTTGGCGGAGATGCGCGGCCCCGATGACGCGAGACGATACTGGGGCATGGAGCACGAAGCGCAACGCATCGTCGCCCGATCGGTCGACTTGCCTGCCCTGGTGTGGATGCGAAACGAATACGGCGAAACGCGGCCGGCGATCACCGCCGCGCTCGATACCCGGATCACCGAACTACGCGCACGCGGATAAGTCGTGGCGTACGCGACCGACAGCGATCTGACGTCGCGAGTTGCCGCCGCCTCCGCGGTGGACGTCGACGCGCGGACGCTCGCGCTGGCGGACGCGAAGATCATGATCTCCGATCACGAACTCGCGTTCGCGGCGAAGTCCGTCCGCGCGCACGTCATGCTCGCGGCGCATTACCTACAACTGGGCGGGTTCATTGCGGGCGGTGAGGCGGGGTCCGTGGCAAGCTTGAGCATGGGATCAGTATCCGCCTCGTTCGCCACCGCAGCCGCGGCCATGGGCGATCCGCTGCTTGCGACCACGCCGTACGGGCGGCAGTTCCTCCAGATCAGCAACGCCATCGTGGCGTTCCCGGGGGTCGCATGAGTACCGCCGCGGTCGAGAGGATCCTCGACAAGCTCGAAGAGATCGACAAGCGCTTGCGGCGGGTCGAGCAGATGACCGCCGCGCACGCGGCAACGTCCGTTGACCTGCCGGATCGCGTGCAGGCGCTGGAGTTGTCGAAGGCGGAGGCGAAGGGCGAGCGTCGTGGCGCCGCGCTTCGAGGCGCAGGCGCAGGCGCAGGCGCAGGCGCAGGCGCAGCCGGTCTCGTGGCGGGCGTGTGGGAACTCGTGAAGGGGTGGATCTCATGATCCGCACTGTTGCCCGCGAGATGGCGGAGGACATCTATCGCGAGACGATCCGCGGGATGTTCGGGCTGATCGTCAACCGGATCGAATGGCGGCGAGCCAACGCGCACCTACTCGCGCTCGAAGCGGAGCGGATGGTGTACCTGCTCGCCCATGATCAGGGATTCGTGGCGTTCCGCCGCGCCCGGTTGAATCATTGGCGCCGGGTCGAGCGCAAGCATTCCGCCCGCGCGTGGGCATCCGATCGCGTGTTGTCGGCCGCGCTCTCGCAGCCGGTGAGTTCGGACGAGCAACTGCGAATGATCGCCAGCCTGCGGAAGGGCTGGATCAAAGCATGAGTCTCGACACGAAGGATCTCGGGATCGGCAAGCTCATGCAGCAACTCGAACGGCTCGGGGAACTCCGCGTCACGTTCGGATATCAGGGCGCGAGCGGGCAGGCCAAGCACCCGGGCGCAAAGGTGAGCGTCGCCAAGATCGCAGCGTTTCAAGAGTTCGGGACTGCCACCGCGCCGGCTCGGCCGCTGGGGCAGCATACGATGGAGGAAAACCGCGATGCGTTCGCGGACGCGGCCAAGTCCGCGATCTCCGATATCGTCGACGGGCGGGCATCGTCCGCGAACAAGGCGGTTCAGGCGGTCGGGGAGATCGCCGTATCGGCCGCCCGCAAGACGATCGATCGCAGCCGCGACTGGGCGGAGGCGAACGCCCCGAGCACGATCGCGAAGAAGGGCCACGATCAGCCGTTGATCGGTGAGTACGCCCAACTCTATAGCCAGGTGTCGTGGGCGATCCGGAAGGGCGATCGGATCGTCAAGCAGGGGGGCGAGGGATGATCCCGGTTCATCTCCTGCATGGCGTCCTGCTGACGGAGTCGGTCACGGTCCGCACGTTCGCCGCGAGCACGTCGAACGGATACGGCGAGGTGATTGACGGCGCCGCGACCGACGTCGTGGAGACCATGCCGATCCACCCTGCAAGCGGGAAGATGCTTGACCGACTGCCGGACGCGGACAAGCAGCGCGAGACGCTGGCTTGTTACCCGCTCGCAGGTACGGCGCTCGCTCGCGTGGCAGGCTCGCGCCCGCCCCGGCTGCAGCGCAACGGGTTCTGGTATGAAGTCACGGACGATCAGGACTACGCCACGATTGGCGGGGTGCGGATCGTCCTAATCACGAAGCTGGAGTCGACGTCATGAGCCGCACCCGAAACCTCCTGGTCATCCTGCTCGCCGCGCTGCTCGGATGCCTGCAGCCGCTGCCGCCCGTTGCCGACCCGGACGCGCCGCCCCCTGCGCCGTTGTCGGACGTCGAGCGAGCGGACCTCTTGCTATCCGCTACCGTATTCGTCGGAGTGATCGGCGGGCACGGATCCGGGTTCGCGGTGGATGAACAAACGATCTTCACCGCGCGCCACGTTGCGGAGAACGGGGCGATCGAGGTTCTGACGCACGCCGGGGAATCGTGCACGATCGGGGACACGTACCTATCACGCGACGATGACATCGCGCTGATCATGGTGACCGGATGCAAGCTCGCCCCGCTCCCGCTCCGATGCCGACCGCTGCAGATCGGGGAGTCGATCTGGATCGCCGGCCACCCGCGCATGTTCGGATGGGCGATCACCCAGGGGATCGTGTCCGGGTTCTATCCGGATATGAACCGCACGGCGACGGACGCGGTCGGACTTCCCGGCATGTCCGGCGGACCGACAATCGACGCGGCCGGGGACCTCGTGGGGATTGCCGTGTCGATCGTCGCGGACCCAGTCGGCCGCACTTGGGGCGGGCAAACGTACTTCGTACCGATCGGACTCGACCCGCACCTCGAACCGTGGAGACCCCGTGACGACCAGTATTGTACGCCTTGATAGGCTCGCATGGGGGCTCAAGGCGTGGGTTGAAGCGCTCACGCCCGCGAGCACGCCCGTGTTGTGGGCGCCGACCGAACTCCCCCTGGAGCTCGCCGGGTCCGTCTATGCGCGCCTGCGGAGAATCGGGGGCCCGCGTACGGCCGGGGACGGAAACGAGTCCGTGGGGCCCGCCCGGTTCCCGACGCTAGCCTACGTGGACGTCACCGCCGCGACCGAAGGCGCAAGCCTGATCGTCCGCATGTCGGGGATCCAGGTCGAGCACGTGGTCGAGGCGGGGCAGACGATCGAGCAAGCCCGCGACGATCTGCTCGCGCTGCTCGAAGCGACCGACGTCGCCGCCACGTTCGCGGAGGATGGCTCCGACCGGATCACGATCACCCCGACGTCGCTCGGGGACGTCTACAATCTACGCGTCGCGGGTGCGCTCACGTTGACGATCGCATCGTCGGACGTCGCGCAGGCGGTCACCGACGAACACGCGTTCTCGATCGAACTGCAGATCTACAGCACCGATCGCAACTTACGATCCGGCGCGTGTTCGGTCATGTCCGCGATCAAGGGCGGCGCGGGGCTGGATGCCCCGCAAGCGATCCTTGAAACGTACGGACTCGATGTCACGATCGGTGACCCGATCAATCTCGACGAACTCGCGGGCCCGGTCTGGGCGTCACGTGAGGCCGTCTCGCTGCAGGTGACAATGGTGTCGCTCGCAGCCGCAGCCGGTCCGCCCGTCATGCAACGCGCCATCCTGGACGTGGACGCACGCGCGGACGGTGCTACGATCTTGGCGTCGCAAGGCGTCGACCTGGAGTGATCACACCATGGGAATCCCTGTTACGTTCTACGTCGACGCGACCGCGTCCCTCGAATCCAGCGGAGTCGCGGGTGCGGACTTCAATGTCCCGATCTTCCTGAACGAGAACGCGATCGCGGGCTCCGTCCTGCAGGGTCCATATTCGTCATCCGCCGCGGTTATCGCCGCAGGCTTCGCGTCGGGATCGGCCATGCATGATTACGCGGTGATGGTCGAGCAACAGACCGCTAGACCCGCGACGTTCTACAGCGGCAAAGTCGACAGCGGCGGCGGGCTCGGACGCTACCGCGACGCGGCCGAAGCGGCGCGCCTGATCTCTCCCGGAGCGTTCTACGGGGTGAACTGCGAGAGTCGCGATCCGGCCGAAGTCTTGCTGATCGCCTCGTGGGCGCAGTCGAACAAGAAACTAGCTGCGGTGCAGTCGGGGCAGCCGTCCATGGTGGACGACACGAACGGACTTGCCTTCGATGCGACGTTCGGCGCCACGCCCGAGGACGGCGATTACGATCTCATCTTCACCGGGTTCGGCCTGGTCTCACCGGTGACGGTGACGGTTGCGCGAAGCACTACGCCCGATACCAACGACGATCTTGCGGCGGCGATGGACGCGGAGCTCGACACGGCGGCGGGGGGCGGGGGCGACCTCGAAGACATCCTGCAGCCGGACTCGATCGAATCTGAGGACGCCGTCGTATCGTTCGCGATCGCGGACGGGTTGATCGGGACCGTGACCAGCTCGGCGCCCGGTAGTGCCACGCTCACGGTAGAGGTCACGGACGGTGACCTCGCCTCGCAACTGTTCGCGCTGCAGTACACCCGCGCGCCGCTGTTCTACAACTCGGACGACTCGGTGCTGCTCGCGGAGGCGGTCATGTGCCGATGCTTCGGGAACGATCTCGACGTCGCGCAACTCTCGTGGGACTTCAAGAAACTGATCGGGATCGTAGGCTCGACGCTGAACGAGACCCAGGTCGCGGTCCTGCGCAACGCAAACGCGAACTACTTCGCGACCACGATCACGAGCGCGGGGCAAGAGTCCGTCGCGTTCACGGCCCCGGGCTGGACCTCGAACGGTCCGAGCGGGCAAGGTCTGCCCATCCGCGTCACCACGTCCACCGATTGGATGCTGGCCAAGTGGGAGGAACGGGTGCTGAACATGCACCTGCGCGAACCCGACGCGGTCTGGCTGGATGACGACGGCTTGAACCGGCTCGACGCGATCGGCCGTAGCATTGCGGCGGACGGACTCGCGGCGAATCACTTCATCGGGAAGGTGGTCCCCGAAGGGGAACTCTACGCGGGCACCGAAACGCCGGCGATCTTCGTCCCGAAGGCAAAGGATCTCACGACCGAAGAACGCGAGACCGGCACGGTCACCGTCCCCATGGTCGTCTACATCAAACCGTCGCTGGCGAAAACCGTCGTCAACGTGAAGGTGAGGCTCTAAGCGATGTCTGGTGAACTCCGGCAATACCGATCAAAGAAGGTCGTGGGGTCGTGGATCACGCCGTACGGCGCGACCGACATCCTGCACGGGCGCGTGCTTACGGGCGACTTCCTGACCACCGCGCGCGACAACCCGGACTGGGTCCGCGAGAACGACGGCCACAGCAACGGCACCCGCACCCGGAACCCGAACGACGGCGGCATGGTGACGGTGATTCTCTCCGCATCGAGTCCGACGAACTCGAAACTATCCCGGCTGCAAAAGCAGGACCGATTGACGGAGGACGTCGTCGGTGCTCTCACGCTCAAGGACCTGAATGGTGACACGGTCGTGGTCGGGCTCGGTTGCTTCCTGACCATGATCCCGATGCCAACATTCGCGATCGAGCGAGGTTCACGGTTGTGGACATGGGAGTGCACCGCGCTCGAAACCTTCCTTGGGGGGCATGATCTCGCATGAACACATCGAGTCTTCTTCGAGATATTGTGACGTTCGCGGCGTCGCTGTCCAAGGACTGCGACATGAAGCCGCGCACCGTGCAACACAAGATCGACGGGCTCGTCTACACGTCGCGGAAGTTCCCGGCAAGCGTCGGACTCGAACTCCTGCCGCGCGTGTCGGCGCTGATCGGGGCGTCGCTCATGCGGACCGCGGTCACCGGCGAGGACTCGGACGAGGTCGGGATCGAGGCGCTGTTGCAGGTCGCCGATCGAGCCATGCGCGACGGGCTGATCGCGACGTGCCGCGACCTACTCTCGCGCATGCAGGTGAACGAACTCGCGGGTGCGAAGGGGGAAGGCGGAGAGGTTCTCGCGGACTTCGACGAACACTTCGCTGGCGAATACATGCACCTCGCAAAAGTTTGCATCTTCGCGCTGGCCCACAACTTCCGGGGCCCTACGTTAGGCACCCGCTAACGCAGTGGGTGCCCCGAGCCAAACCGGACGGGCAGTTCGAAGGGATCCAGTTCGCGAACGTCCACCCGCTGATCGGTAACCTCAGCATTCGCCCGGAAGGGGGCGTCGACGTGGCCATGTACGAAGCACTCACGCAACGCATGTCACTCGAAGAGGCGCTCGACCTGTCGGAGATCGATCGCGTCGAGCGATCGTGGCGTGACGCCCAGACCGCGAACGCGGAGCTAGGATCGCCTCGCCGTGGCTGAGACAATCAAAGAGTTCATCTTCGGGCTGGCGTTCGGGAAGATCGATCCCAAGCCGGTGACGGATGCGGAAAAGGCGGCCAAGGAAGCAGCCGACAACGTATCCAAGCAGTGGAAGAAAGCCGGTGAGGACATCAAGAAAGGGTTCGGAGCGATCCGATCGTCCGCCCTGATCGTCGCAGGTGCGGCGACCGGTGCAGCCGCAGGCCTGTTCAAGCTTGCGGACTCGGCCGCGAAGACCGGCGACGAGATCGCGAAGACGTCCGCGGGGCTCGGGGTTGCAGCCCGCGAGGTCCAGCGCTTGCGCTTCGCCACGGAGCGATCAGGCGGTAGCACGCAGGACTTCACGCGCTCGCTCAAGGCGATGACCTTGGGCATGCACGATGCCTATACGAAGGGTACCGGCCCGGTCGCGGAGGGTCTCAAGGATCTGGGGATCAAGATCGAGGACATCGCGAACCTAGGCGCGGAGGATCAGTTCGCGATGATCTCCGATGCGCTGCAGGGGGTCGGCAATCAGTCCGAGCGTTCGGCGCTCATGATGAAACTGTTCGGGGCCGAAGGCGGCGCCAAGCTCAAGGGGCTGCTTGATCAGGGGTCGGCAGGGATCCGGGCGCTCGGGGACGAGGCGGAGCGGCTGGGGCTCGTCATGGGCGACGATGCGCTCAAGGCGTCCGAAGAGTTCGCGGACGTCATGCTCGACGTCAAGAGCACCCTGAAGGCGCTGGTGCGCGACGTAGGGATCGAACTGATCCCCACCGTGCAAGCGGTCGCTACCCAAATCAAAGATTGGACCGTCGCGAACCGGCAACTTTTGAGCACGAAGATCCGCGAGTTCGTCGAAGCGATCTCGAACTCGCTCCGACAACTTGCTCCGGTGATCCTTGAGATCCTGCCCGCGCTCGCGAAGATGGTCGGACACTCCGCGAAGCTGGTCGACTCGATCGGACCGACGGGCGCGACCGCGGCGGTGCTCGGGTTCAAGGTCGCGATGTCCGGTGCGCTTGGCCCGATCGGTCTGGTGATCACGGCGATCGCTACGTTGACCGCGGGGCTGATCTCCTACGCGTCGGCGCAGCAAGAGGCGAACGCGCTGGAGTTCGACAACAACTTCGGCGGTCGAGGCAAGCGAGGTGAAGGCGCGAGCCGGAACGTCGGCAGCGCTAAAGAGGGACGGCTGCAGGCGAGGCAACAAAAGCTGGCGCTGCGGATGGCGGAGTTCGACTCCGACCTGGGCCGGCTCGGGGGCGCCGAACAGTTCAATCGCAAGACGCAACACGAGAACGATCGCAGGCGCATGGTGAGTCTCAAGAATGAGATCGCCGCGGAGCGCAAGCGTGTGGACGCTCGCAAGGGGCGCAAGGATCTTTCCGGCGCGGTCGGGTTCGCGAAGAACTTCGGGAAGGGGCGACGCAAGTCCGAGCGCCCGAAGGGGACGCGCACGGAGGTCGAGGTCGAGTTCGACGCGGAGGACTTCGAGTTCGACGACGAGTTCGGGGAAGAGATCCGCAGGCTCGGGGAACGCGACGGCGTAGGGGATGTCGCACTGAACGAGGCGATCAAGGCGGGCGGCGCCTCGATTCGATCGGGCTCGACCATGGACGTAGCCCGGCAGGCGGCCTTGAGCCGGCTCGGATCAGCGTCCGGCAAGGACTACAGTGCCCGCGCGGGCAAGGATCCGTTGCTGTCGGAGATCTTCGGGAACGACGTCCCCGACGTGGAACTGTCCTCGCTCGCGATGGGGGCGCAGCCGCAAACCTTGATCGCGACAATCAACAACAACTTTCACTTTGACCTCGACCAGGAGATCAACGGAGCGGGCGATCCCGCCGACGTCGCGTCGCACGTGAGCAAGGCGATCCGCGACGTGTTCGAGGGATCGGTAGCGAAGTCCACAAAACTCGCCGCAGTGAAGTGGAGCCGGTGACGTGCCGCAGTTCATCCGACCTCGAACCGTTGCGATCTTCGCCTCGTCTGGTGTGGCGGCGATGGGGCAGATCCAGGCGTTCCTGCTCACGCAAGCGACGGTAATCGACCTGCCGGGACGGGTGCGCCTCGACTTGCTGCGCAGCGTGTCCGCGACGTCGCGCTACACGGTCGCCCGCAACCCGGTCGAGCGCGCCGTCGCCGACAACTTTATCAAGGAACCGCGGCAGTGGGTCGTGAACGGGACGCTATCCGCCAACCCGCTGGTCGCGTTCGGCGGCGGGATTGGGACGCTCGGGTCGTTCATCCGCCGCGATCTCGTGCAGACGCGGGCGCTTCGCCTGTTACAGGCGCGCGGCGAACCCCTCGCGGTGGTGATGCCGTCGGAGGTCGCCGGGTCTGTCGCGCTCGTGTCGATCGCTGAGCAGCACACCGGCCCGCATAAGGTCGAGTTGTCGTTGCAGTTCGAAGAGATCGAGATCGTTTCGCCGTCGTCGATCGTCGGAGAACTCGATCTCGAAGCGGCGCTCGCCGGCGCGGACGCGACCCAGAACATGGGATCGCAGCCGGTCTCGACGATGCCCGATCCCGGGGGGTTCTCATGACCGGGAAGGTAATCCGCTTGAACTTGCGGCAACTCGTGGCGCAGCGGTCGACGCTGCAGTTTGTCCCGCTCGACGGCCTGCGCGTCGGACTGCTCGCGCAGTGGAACGCGTACCTGGGGGCGTGGGGCTTGTGGACGCACGCAAACGACGGCGCCGTAATATGCGGCCCGATCCGCCTCGTGCGGGGGCTCGACCTCTGGCTGCCGTACAAGCACGACCCGCGCGTGCCGCCCGGGCAGTTGTTCGTGCACGGCGAGGACTTCACGATCGCGAACACTGATCACACGGCGATGTTGTTGTATCGCCCGATCGCGCAGGTGTCCGCATGATCTCGTTCCCGCGCTTGTTCCGTCCGAGCGCTGCGATCACGATCGCGGGCACGCTGATCCAGGACATCAATCTCCCCCCGCCCGCGCCCCGGGGACCTCGCATCGCGTTCCGTGTGCGGCGGGATCTGACAAGCACCGCCGACACGGCGGAGGTGTCGATCTACAACCTCGCCCCCGAGCGTGAGCGCTTGCTGTGCGCCGTGTTCCACGAACTCGGCCGCGCGCCGCTGCAGGTGTCCGCGGGGTACGAGTCGATCCTATCGCTGTTGTTCTCCGGTGACATCCGCTCGATTCTCGGACACGTGCGGAGCGGCCCGGACTACGCGCTCGTGCTCACCGCCGACGATGCCGGGGACGCGCTCGCGGAACTTTCCACGAGCTACAGCACCGCGGGCTGGACCGCGCGGAACATGATCGACGCCGCGCTCCTGCGCCTGAACGCGGGCGACCCGATCCAAAAGATCGCGCCGTATCCGATCGTCGAGCACGAAGGCGTGGCCAAGACGATCGCAGCCGCCGGCGCAGCCGCAAGCGGGACGATGTTTTCCGGCGTAGGGGTGAGTAAGGTCGCGGACCTGCTCGACGAAGCGGCCCGGATCTGTAAGGCGCGCTGGTGGGTCGCGGGGGGTGTGCTCTACATGGCCGCGCGCCGCCTGCCGGTCGACGGACTCGCGATCGTCCTGCCGCGCAAGCTTTGGCTGCAGGAGCCGTCCGACGACGGGGCGGGCGTCGTGCGACACTCCGTAATGTTCGACCCGAACCTGATCCCCGGCCGGCAGGTCTCGCTGGTTGACCCGACGTTCCGCCGCAGCCCCGCGCCTGAGTTGTTTCGGGTCGAGTCCGTGGAGTTCGCCGGGGACACGCGCTCGGGTCCGTGGAGCGCCGACCTGGCGCTAAGGCGGATGCTATGAACGACGACGATGACCGGGTTGACGGCGCGGCCGTGTCCGCCTCGCTCGACGCTCTGCTCGCGCGGTGGCGCCGGAACATCGAGATGGATCTCCGCGTGGCGATGCCTGCGCGGGTGATCTCCTACAACCCGGCGACACAAAAGGCTACCGTCCGCGGCGAGGTCCTGCCGGTGCGCAAGGTCGAAGACGAGGACGTCCCCGACCCCCCGATCGTGTTCCCGGAGATCCCGGTGCGGTGGCGCCGGAGCATGGGCGGGCTGGCGTACGATACGGATCCGTTACTCCCCGGGGACACGGGTCACGTTACCTTTACCGATCGGGCGCTGTCGGTCTGGCTGCAACAAGGCAACCCGGGGACCGCGATCGATCCGGTGAGCGGCCGGACACACGATCTTGGAGACGCGTTCTTCGAGCCCGGGCTACATACGGACACGGATCCGATCGTTCCCCCGACGTCACAAACTGCACGAGTGATCGAGGCGCCGCTAATCAAGCTCGGGGTTGGCGGGGTCGAGTTCGCGTTGCGGGGCACGGCGCTACTTGCCACAAGCGCGACGCTATCCGCGACGCTCACGGCCGTGCCCGAAGCCACCGACCCGGTGACCACGATGGCGCTCGCGAACGCGAACACGGCGGCTATACTAGGACTGTTTGCCGCGCTCGCGTCGAGCGTGTCGACGAAGGTGCAGATCCAATGAACGACGCAAAGATCGAACGCGTGAGCGGGCAATACGGCGTCGTCCTCGAAGACGGGGACCTGGTCCTGCATGATGAGTCGACGGACGAAGGCTATGCGCTCGCGGTCGTGGACCGCTGCATTTATACGCTGATGACCTGGCTCGGGGAGTGTGTCTATCAGCGCAGCGCCGGCCTACCGCACGAGCAGGTCCTAGGATCGCTAGGGCAGATCGCAGGCATCGCGGGGCTGTACGTCGCCGCGCTGCAGGACGTCGAAGGCGCGGACGAGATCGAAGACTTCACGATGACCGAACCGACGGGCGCCGATCCGACGCTCACGCTCGACGTCAAAGTCCGCGTGCGGGGTAAGCCGTTCGACGTCGCGGGGAAGGTGGCAGCATGATCGAGCTCACGAGCACCGGGCTAAGCCTGCAAACGTTCGAAGAGATCCACGAAGAGATCGTCGACGCGTACGTCGAAGCGCTCGAACTGACGCCCGTCCAAAAGGCGCGGCTGCTTGCGGACGCTCGCGGCACGATCGCCCAGCTCACCCGGATTGAAGCGGAGCGGGAAGCGCTCGTGCAGGATGTGATCGCGGGCGTCTACGATACGATCTCGCTGCACACTACGGCGACGCACCTCGATCGATCGCTGCGCCTGCTCGGGATGACCCGCACGCCGGCGATCAACTCGCAGTTGATAGGCACCGCCACGGGAACCCCGACCGCGGAGATCCCTAACGGTTCCCGGATCCAGTTCATCGATGCGGACGATCTCGCCGTCGGCTCCGTATGGGCGACGGTCGAAGGCCCGTATACGTTCGACGGATCCGGCGAGGTCGAGATCAAGGTCGAGGCCGAGGACGCCGGAGATCTCACCCCCACGCTGGGTACGGATTGGACGATCCTCGATTCGATCGGCGGCGCATGGACGGAGTTCGAGTCCGAGTCCCAGCCGGTCGTGGGCGCTGCCGTCGAAGCGGACGCCGCCGCGATCACGCGTGCGGAGGTCGAGGCGTTCAGTCGGCCGCAAGGCCCGCTGCTTGCGATCGAGTCGAACGTCGCGACGGAGCTTGGCGTCACGTTCGTGCGCGCGTGGGATAACGTCACGGACTTGACGGACGACGACGGCATCCCCCCGCGAGCGATCAATACCGTGGTCGAAGGCGGGGAGGACGAAGAGATAGCGCAAGCGATCTACCGCGCCCGGCCGGCCGGCGCCCGGCTGTTCGGGCTCGACGACGGCACCCGGGTGGAGGTCGTGATCGCGGAGGGGAACGGCCGGAACATCACCGTCGGCTACAATCGCGTTGCGTCGGTCGACGTCCATATCAGACACACGCTCACGACCAGCACCAGCGAAGAGTCCGCGCCCGTGGGCGTGGTCGACACCGTGAGCGCGCTCGTGCTCGCGAAGGCGGAAGAACTATTCAACGTCGGGGACGACGTCCTACCCTGGAAGCTCGAAGGCGCGATCTATGCGTCGGGGATTCAAGGGATCGATCGTGCCGTGGTCGAGATCTCTTTGAACGGTTCGGCTTGGCAGACGACGAAGATCCCGATCACCATTCGGCAGCGCGCCGCGTTCGACATAGCGGACGTGAGCGGGAGCGAGGACTAGACCGTGAGTCTCCCCGTAGACGAGGATACGCTTCGCCTGATTCGGCTAGATGCTGGCATGGGCGACATCGATCGCGCCACAGGGCAAGGCGCTCTGCACATCGACGGCAACGATACCGAAGTCAACTCCGCGCTCGTGGGGGATTTTACGATCGAGGTGTGGGCACAGTTGGATGCTTTGCACGCCTCGAATGATCACTCGATCATTTTGTACGGCGTCGGCGGAGCGGAGAGCGAGGCGACGAACTACCTTGCCTGGATCTACATCGAAGCGAATACGGGGCTTGTTCGCTTTTTTTGGGAGCACGGCTCCAGCGCTACGAACGTCGATCTGCCAAGCGACGATGCCTTTCCGGTTGGAGCGATGACTCACCTGGCGGTCGTGTGCTCGGTGTCCGGCGGCGATCGGAATGTTCAGTTCTACATCAACGGCGAGGACGCGGGCGATGGGTCTGGCACGAATGCCAGCGGCGGAACGTCTGCTACGTGGATCATCGGGGAGAACGCGGCAAACGCTAACCGGTGGGATGGTGAGATCAGAGAGATCCGAGTGTCGAGCGTTGCTCGCACGTCCGAGGAAATCGCGGCCAGCTTCGAGAGCGGGCCTGATACGGCAGCCGTAGACACCGACCCGCCGACGCTCGCGAACTTGTCGCCCGCTCCGGGGGCGCTCGCGTCGAACACAACGTTCGAGTTCGATATCCTTGACAACGGGACGATCGCGGTCGTGACGATCTTCACGGACTTCGAAGTGAGCAGGCGGGATGAAGTCGTGTTCGACGGTGTGCAGTTCGGCCGGCTGTATTCCGGATCGATCGCCGCGATCGAAGGCGGGACGCACTTCGCGTTTTCACGGCGCGGCGGGTTCCCTCGCCTTGCGAGCGGTGAGGTCGAGCGCTGCCGCCTTAGGGTGGTCTGCTTCGACGCGGCCGGGAACGCGGTGACGTTATGAGCGTGGATCTTGAATACGAGATCGACGGCGTCCCCGACGTGGACCCGATCGAGCCCGGGGGCGGATACGGGAACATCTTCCGCGACCGGATCCTACGGTTCCTGCGCGCCGATCCGGTCATGCGCGGGCTGGTCGGACCCGGGGCGGACCGGACGGAGTTGCTGGTCGAGCGCCTCGAAGCGGTGCGGGATGCGTTCGATCTCGAAGACGCGACGGGGGACCGCCTCGACAAAATTGGAACGTTTCTCGTTCTTCCCCGGCAGGGGGCGGATGATGATCTTTATCGAACGCTCCTGCAGATCCAAGCGCTCTTGATTCTCTCGAACGCGCCGACGACCCCGGTCTTGCTCGAAGCGGTGCGCCTGTACACGGGGGAAGATGCGCCAGAGTATACGGAGTATGATCCGATGCAGTTTCGGATCGGTGCCGTGGTCGAGGACGCGGACGACGCCCAGCGCCTGGTGAACCTGCTCCGGCGCGGGAAAGCGGGCGGCTACCGGATGTCGATCGCTCCCTGGATCGGTTCGGAGGCGGCAGGCTCTGCGATCGTGGTAGACTCCGACCAGGTGCCGATCACCGATCCCGGCAATGTCGACTCTGACCAGGTGTCGATTGACGACGCCTATCCCATCACCTGGACCATCGCATGACCGCGCCAACAGACGATCTGTTTGACTTTGCCTCCGACGCGACCTGGTCCACCGGACCGGCGACCGGTTTCGACACGAAGGGGGCGACGCCTCCAACTGCCGGTGAGATCAGCCAGGGCATGGTCCCCGGCGTAGGCGTTCGAGGCGAACTCGTGAACGCGACCCTCGACAACTTCCGGCGATGGCTCGCGCACTCGTCCGAGGACGTCGCCCGAGGGATCTATGGCAACGGGTCGGACGGCGACGTGGTGATCAGCGGCGGCACCGAGACGCTCACGCGCGTGATGTATTACGACAATCTCACGATCGAAGGCGACGGGATCCTCGACTGCGCAGGGTTCTACCCCCACGTTCGGAATGTTTGCCAGATTGACGAAGGCGGGATCATGCGCCGCAACGGGAATGTCGGCGGTGACTCTCCGGGGTCCGGCACCGGTGGTGACGCTGCGGCTGCGCTCTCTGGCGGGATCCTGGGCGGGTCCGGTGCCGGTGGTGCGGGCGTCGACAGCGGCACCGGGCTGAACGGCGGTGCTGTGACGAACGCACTCGGTGGTCGCGGGTCCGAAGGTGGCGAGGGTAACGAAGGCGACGGCGGCAACGGTGGATCGGCCACCGATCCGGACGCGGCCGACGGCGGCTGGAATCACGTCACCAGCCACCCCGGGTACATCGTCGGACCATCGGGCTTCACACGCATCCTCGGAGGCGGTGGAGGCGGTGGTGGTAGCGAAGGTGTCGGCGCTGCAGGAGGCGGAGGCGGATCGGGCGGAGGCGTGCTCGCCCTCATCGCGTTCGACTTGCAAAACGAAGGCACGATCCAGGCGAACGGTGGGCGAGGCGGATCGGCAAGCGGCGGATCTGCGGGCGCAGGCGGTGGCGGTGGCGGTGGGTGCATCTTCCTCGTGACCCGCCGCAAGTCCGGTTCCGGCACGGTCGAGGCCGCGGTGGGTGCCGATGGTGCTGTCGGTACCGCTTCAACAACTCCGGGGACGGCCGGAGAGATCATCGAGCTGGTGGCGTGATGGATCTACGGCACGCACAAATCGAACCGGTCGAGCCGGCGATCGAGCGTCTCGAACTCGCCGAAGAACTCGCCACGGCAAGATTCGTGCATGATGTCCGCAGTGTCGTCGGAGTGCTCCAGGCCGAACGTGTGCCCCATCTCGTGAGCGATCACGTAGCCGTCCGCAATGCTATGCAAGTGACGCTTGCAGCCGATCTGATGCTCGCTTGCCGCGCCGGAGATCCGGCCAAGCTTCGGGTGCACCCAAGGGGCATCGCGCCACTTGATCCACACTGCACCGTATTCCCGATCCACGATCATGATCTCGCGGCCGATCAAGGCCGACGTCACATCGAGCGCGTCCCGTTGCGCGTCCGTCCACGGCTGCGCCGAGTAAACGTCCAGCGTTCCGGAGTAGCAGGCGGGCAGCAACACGAGCAGCAAGGCGAGGCGGGTCACGTCCCGAGGATATCCCGATGACCGATGAAACACAAGCCCCCCGCACCGACGGCTGGGCGACCCTTTCCGGGTCGCTAGGGAGCATCCGCGACAAGTCCGTGGGGACCACGTTCGTCGAGCGGGACCGGCTCGATGACGCCGTAATCCGGGGACTCTACAAGCAAAACGCGCTAGTCGCGAAGATTGTCGACCGCATGGTCGACGACGGGTTGCGCCGCGGCTGGACGCTCACTGACGTGCATGACGCGGACGGGAACCCGGTCGACATCGACCAGGGGAAACTCCATTCACTCTGCGATGATCTCCGCGTCACGCGGGCGCTACGTCGCGCGGGCAAGTGGTCGCGCCGCGACGGGGGGGCGCTGATCGTGCTCCCGGTGATCGACGGCATGCCGACTGATCAACCGCTGCAGGTGACGTCGCACACCCCGCTGCGCCCGTTGAATGTGATCCCGGCCCGTCGAGCGCAGCCGCTCGCGCAGGATGTCGGGATCATGTCGTCCACCTACGGCAAGGTGCTGGAGTATCAGATCTCGACATCGCACGGCGAGCCGATCAAACTGCACCATTCCCGATGCATCCCTATGTCGGCGATCGATATCCCGATCGAGGACCTCGAAGAAGACAACCGGAACGGCTGGGGTCCGTCGATCATCGAGCGAATCTTCGACGACCTTGGGCGCGACGGCGCGGCGATCAGCCACGCGGTGAGCATGCTTTACATCTCGTCCGTGCTGTATCTCAAGATGACCGGCTATCGGCAGGACGCGAACTCCGACGCGGGCAAGCTCAAGATCCGCAAAGGGCTTGCGGAGGTCCGGCAGAATCTCGACTCGCACGGGTTCCTCGCGATGGATCAGGCGGACGAGATCGGAAACTTGACGCTCACGACCGCCGGAGCATTCGAGATCGTCGACCGCTGCGCCGCCCGTCTCGCAGCCGTCGGGGAGATGCCTAAAGAGATCTTGATGAACGAGTCCCCCGCGGGACTGAACGCGGGCGAACTCTCGGGGCCGCAGGAGATCTGGTTCGCGCGCGTCGAGCAGTGGCAGGACGATCAAGCGACGCCGGTCCTCGACCGGATCCTCGAACTGATCTTCGCGTGGCAGGGGTGGCCGATCACCTCGTGGACGGTCGTTTGGAATCCGCTGCATTCGAAGTCGGAGGAAACTGCAGCCATGACCGCGAAGACAAACGCGGAGTCCGATCAGATCTACATGCTAAATGGCTGCGTGACCGCGGACGAGGTACGCAAGGCTCGCTTTGTCGACGGCAACCAGGGGGCGTTCGAGGTCGAGCCGGAGGCGGACCCCGCCGACCTGCCGATCAATCCGGGCGAGGTCGAGGCGCAGGTCGCGGCGGAGGCGCCCGCGGCTGCACCGGTCGAAGCGTTGAGCGTCGCGGAGGAAGCGTTGAGCGTCGCGGAGGAAGCGATGAACGGCGCGCAGATCTCCGGCATCTCCGAAACGCTCTCGAAGATGAACGCCGGCGAACTCACCCCCGAGCAAGCGGCCTGGTTGATCGGCCTCGCCGTTCCGCGGATCAAGGGTCAACCGATCCCGCCCCCGCCGGTGAACGCTGCCCCTGCGCCTGCAGGCGGTCCGGAGGTGGACGAGGCGCAACCGTCCGCCGCGCCCGTGCCCGCCGACGTCGTGAGCGTGCAGGCGGCGGCCAAACAGCTGGGCGTCCCCACGCGCACGCTTACGCTTGCGATGGAGCGTGGCACGCTTCCGTTCTGGGGATTTGGTGCACGCAAGACGGTGAGCCTTGCGGACGTTCTAAAACTTGGTAAGTCGCACGAGGCGCCCGAGGACGACGATGCCGGCACGGATCGGTAAGCCCGCGGGGCGTCATGACCTGGTGCTACAGCGGGCGCTCCGTCCGATGCTGCTTGCGATCCGACGTGCTCTGCCTGGGATCACCTCGCCTGCGGCCGCTGCTGCGCTCGGGGTGTCCCTGCGCCGCACCTGGTCGGACGCGAAGATCCGTGGACTCGTGCACGACATCGGCGCGCGTGCGGAGGGGGACGCGTCGCGTCCGTGGCATCCGTTCGACCGGCGTGATCGCAAGCGCATCCGCGACGGCGCACGCATGGACGCGAAGACGTACGACGGAAAAAAACTGCTCGACGCGTGGACGAAGACGGCGACCTCGAAGATCACGAGCGTCCGGGACGAAGTCGCGAAACGCATGCGGATGGACATTATCAAGGCGCTGGAGAAGGGGACGAAACCAGCCGACCTTACACGCAAGTGGCTACGCGAAGGGATCCCCGTGACGTGGGGCACTGCGGAGGGCCGCTTGAAAGTGATCGCGCAAGACCAGCTCTCGACCTTGCACGCGCAGGTGCAGAGCGAGCGAGCACGGGCGGTAGGCGTCCGCGAGTTCATATGGCGCACGCAGGGGGATAGCCGCGTGCGCGCGGCTCATGTAGCGCTCGACGGGACAAAGCACCGTTACGATCGCCCGCCGTCCGAAGGGCTGCCGGGGCAGCCGATCAACTGCAGGTGCTGGGCGGAGTCCGTGATCCCCGACGAACTAGCGATCTCCGTCGGGTTCGCGATCGGGTAGGTCGTTCCCGTATACGTCCCGATCCGCGTCCGCATCGTGCCCGTTGATCATGTCGCGGAGGTCCTCCGCGATCTCGTCGTACGCGTAATGTCGTTCGATGCGATCCGCGTGGTCAAGCATGCGCCTGCGCAGCCGCTCGAAGTTGCCGTAGGCGGCGTACGAGAACAGTTCCCACAAGCAGAGATCATCATCCGGCAAGCACGGATGCAACTTGGTGGCATGCTCAAGCAGGACCGTGCGCAGATCATCCGCCGTCCTCGCGGGGCGTCGCCGCCGGACTCGCTCCGGAACCAGGTTCGCGGTGAACGTGGTCTCCCGGGCGCGGCGGTCCGCAAGCCAGCGGGTGCGGGGGTTCCACGTCGTACCGTCACGCCACGCCCGGATCGGAACGTCGAGCACGCGCAGCGCGTCGATCGGATCGAGCACGTGCGGAGCTTCCCCCCCGATCGTCGTGTCTTCGTCGACGTCGACTTCGACGCACCAGCCCGGGTGTAACACGGCGTCCGTCGCGGCGTCGTAATCCAGCCCGAGTTCGGCCGCGGTCTCGCGCGCGGACTTCGTCTGCGTTAGCGAATCGCAGATGCGTTTGCGGATGGTCAATACCACGGCATCACCTCGTGGCGTCCAAGATCGTACGCGTCGTGGGTGAGCGCGTGGACGGTTTGGCGGACGCCCGCACGCGCGGGCCGGTAGTCGCTCGCGGGTGTGCCCCAGGAGCAAGACAGGAACAAGGTGATCGCGATGAGACTTTTCATCGGCCGATCCTCGCGATCGCTCCGGCGATCCGCTGCCGGGTGACGTGGTAGGCGGTGACGATCACCTGCGGCGGGGCGTCCACCATGGCGGTCGGGACCGCGTGGCGCAGCGGGCAGATGCCGTCGAGCTCCGCGTCGAGCGTCCCGCCGAACGGCGGAGGCGGGGGCAAGTCGCACGCGCCGGTGCGGCGGCGCCAGGCGACGCGCTCGGAGTCCGAGAGGATCTCCGCGGTGCGCATGTCGTATAGGGTGGGTGAGTCGGTGAAGGTATTCACACCTCGAAAGCCCCGTCCTCCTGCGAGGTACGGGGCTGGCGGTCGAGCCGGCGGGCGGCTAGTCCGTGATCTCGACCTGGTCCTCCGTGCAGCCCAGGCGCTTCGCAGCGAGGGGGATCGCGCGCTCCGCCGCCTCGTCCGAGAGTTCGACGTACGGGCGCCCGTCGTCCGGCTGATCGACGCGGATGACGATCTCGCGCGCGGTGCGGCAGTCGTGGGCGGTAAAGGTGAAGGTGAGCGTTGCGCTGTCCATGAAAACAAGCATGCAGGTTTATTTACCCGGCGTCAAATCTTTTTTCGTGAGCAGGTGCGCGACCAGTTCGGCCGCGACCTGGTGCCGCGACAAGCCCCGCGCCTTGCCCGCGCGCGCGAGGTCTACCGCCTGCGCGTATGACACGCGGAACGAGACCGGGATGATCTTCGCGTCCGCCGCGTGACCTTTCCGCCCCCGACCTGGTCCGGCCTTCATCGGTCCCCCAACAGATCGTCCGCGCGGCGGTCCGCGGCTTCGAGCCAGTCGCGGGCGAGTGCCAGCCGGCGGCGGAGCTCGTAATCGTCCAGGCGCTCGGCCGCGTCCTGCGCTGCGAACACGCGGGACTTGGCTAGCCGGAGTAGGTGGGATATAGGTGATCGGTCGCTCACACCGCGAAAGCCCCGTCCTCCTGCGAGGTACGGGGCGGCGGGTCGAGCGGGCAGGGCTAGATCTGCTTGCACCTGGTGAGGTAGGTGCACTGCGCACCGTCGTTGTATTTGTCGGTTCCGTGGTCTTTCACGGTCCCCTTGAACGAGACCCAGGTCCCGACGGGGAGTCGGTTGCAGTTCTCGTCCGTGAACGGGGTCCCGGTTTTCCACACGAGCAGGTTCCCGGCGGTGTCCACCATCTTGACGAAGCACACCCCGCCCCAGTCGGAGTCGAACCAGACCATCGCGAGGATTCGGGCGGTAAAGGTTAAGCGCTGCTTGACGGCGCCCACGTGCTTCGAGGCGGCCGCGTCGATGGTCGGCAGGACTCGGACCGCCTCGAACTCGCCGCCCTGCAGGAGGGCGTGTCCTTCGCTAGCGAGCTCGGACGCCTTGCGGAAGTTGCCGCGCTCCGCGTGCCACGTAACCGCGTCCGCCCATGAGAGCCCCTTAGCCGCCGCCCAGTCGAGCGGGTGGGCGATGACCGCGAGCGCGGCAACGTCGCACGACTCGAACTCGGCGCGCTCCGCATTCTCCCGCTCGACGTGCAGTTCCTCGCGGCGGGCCCGCTCCGCCGCCCGGAGTTCGGCGCGACGCTCCGCGAGGATCTCGCGCTTGCAGGCCTTTGCCCGCTCCGCGACCTCGCGGTCGACGTCCCACAAGGATTTGACCGCGCAGTCGCAGCCGGTCGTGAACTCGACCCCGTCCGCCGCGCGAAAGGTCGCGCCGTATTTGAAGCAGGTCCCGCACACGTCGCAGGTGCCGCCCGGCTTGTGGATATCCCCATCCATTCCGGGGATGACGTGGGCGCGGTAGGCCGCGCGCACGAAGGTGTAGGGGGCGGGGTATCCGGCTGCGACGAACGGGTGAGCGACCATGAAAACAAGCATGCAGGTTTATCCTGGTGCCGTCAAGCGACCGCGGCGTTTTTTATCCCGAGCGCTTCGCGCAGGAGATCGTAGACGCCCGCGCCGTCGACCGTCCACGAGATCTCCCCTGCGCCCGCCCGTGCGTCCGACACGCCCCATCGCCCGGAGCGCAGCGGTGCGAGCCGGACCGTCCGCCAGCCGCGGGCGATCACGAGCACGTCCGCATCGTCGAGCACGTCCGTTGTCGCGCCGTCCACGTGCGCGGTCATGAGGCGCGCGAGTTCGCACGCTGCATCGAATGCATCCGCCATTACGTTTTGATCATACACGTCGCCACCATAAACGGTGGGACTGGTGAACGCAAGAAAAAAGATCGGCGGAAAAATCGCCGGCTTTCACGGAGTTGTGATTTTGTCGAGTTTCCCCGGCTTGAAAGATCGGTGGGCAGGGGTAGACCGGGAATATGAACACGCCAGCCCTCCCATCCCTCGAAGAGATTCTCTCCTACACGGACGAGCAGATCGCCGCGCTCGACGAACAACTCGCGCCAATCGTCATGCTCGTGCACCGCCTCCGCGGCGTCGCTCCTGCTACCCGCGAAGTCGGCCCGCCGGTGCCGGCGAAAGTCGGCGAGTCGAAGATCGTGAGCACGCCGCTGCACCGCGTGCGCGCCACGGTCGAAGCGGTGAACCCGAGCGGGCGGGTGATCCTCGCGGTCCCTGGAATGGATCACCCCGCGGCCTATCAGCCCAGCGCCGCGGCGCGGGAGAAACTCGCGAAGGCAAAGGTAGGGGACAAGATCATGATCCGCAGCGGCGAGTATGTCGAGCGCCCGAACTCGCGGGAGCGCTTTGCCCTCCGGGGGGTGAAGCTGTGATCCTCCCGCCCCGAGATCCGCACGCGCTTTGCGAAGCGATCCTCGCCAAGTTCAAGGCGCGCTATATGGCCACCGTCAAAGGCGAGTTCGTCCACGTCTTCGACCGCAAGGATCTAACGTTGTTTTGGGACGCACACGCTAAGCGCTGGTGCTATCACTACCTGCGCAACACGGTTCACCTTGGCGGCGGGGACCTCGTGAAGCTGCACGACGTCCGGATCATCCTTGGCTAAGGATGCGCTGCAGCAACGGACTCGGGGACCACTGCTTGCCGCCGGAGATCGTCCACGAAGACGACCGCGACCGCCCGACGTCGATGTGCACCCGGATCCCTCCGGTCGCTGTCGGACCGCAGTAGAACCCGAGTCCCGCCCTGAACCCGTCCGCGAGCACGCTTTCATATAAGCCGGCAGCGACGCGATAGTATTCGGTCGCGAGGTGATAGTCACCCCGAAGCAAGTCTAGGTCGAGCGCCCGATTGTACTTGTGCTGCGAATACTTCGCCCCGCCGATCGGGCGGTACGCTGCCACGATGTTCAGCCCGCGAGCACCCGCCGCGACCATGTGCCACCGCAGTGCGTTTGCGAACTGCATGGCGGGGATGATGCGATCCCACATGTACCGCGGAGGCATGCGCTTGCGGTGGAGCCCTTTCCAGCTCACGAGTTCCGTGTAGGCGAACCCGTGTCCGAGCACGTCCGCCGCTTCGAGTCGTTCCTTGTACGTCGTCATTCGCCCATCGCTTCCCGAATCAGATCGATCTGACCCATTGCACTTTCGCTATCGTCCGCGCGTCCCCAATGCCCCGACGTCGCGAGGTCGAAGAACCAGAACACGCCGGAGTCCTCGGGTCGGATCTCGCCCCGCACCTTGTCGTCCGCAACGTAGCGTAGGAACCGCTCCCCGGTCTCATCGTCCGTGACGCGCATCCAATCGAGTTCGTTCACAATGCGATCCGATCCCGCACGGACGCCCATGCGATCCAAGCCTCCGCCGCGAAGCCGGGGATATATCCCCATGTTGCGAGCTGGTCCGCGGTCGCGGCGTGCCCCCGCGTGACAGCGGTAGCAAAGCCGGTGCGCTTCCAGTGTCCAAGCCACGCGAGTTGTGTCTCGCTCGGGCGCCCCTTGGGGGCTTTGATCTCAAGCGCCGCGCCGAACGTTCCGACGGTCGGGGATGTTGGCCAGCAGATCACGAGGTCGGACACACCGGGAGACAACCCAAGATCCGCAAGCTTGCTGCGGTACTGCACCGGGAGATCGCCTTCGTTCGGACAATGAAAAAACGGACATGCGCGCCGCTCCATACCGTAGCGATCCCAGAACGCGGCGCGAAGTTCGGCGACGGCGCGACGGTGGATCCGGTGCTCGGGGTTGTCGCGGGTCATGATGCTTGCGCCATCGCGTGAGCGATCCTGGCAGTCGCGATCGTACAGTATTCCTCCGACAGTTCGCAACCTAAAAACGCGAAGCCTTCGAGGACCGCGGCGCAGCCAGTCGAGCCACTGCCACAGTACGGATCGAGCACGACGCCGCCCGGAGGTGTGATCAAGCGGACGAGCCAACGCATGAGCGCGATCGGCTTCACGGTCGGGTGAGTGTTCGCCCTGCCCGACGCGCTCGTTCTCCCGGCACCGGCGCGGGGGTTGTCGAGTCCGGCGGAACCTTCCTTGCGGCCGCCCGTGAGCTCACCGGCGCTTTGGCGGGGCAGGTGGTCGAGCCCCGCTTCGCGTTCGGCACGGGACGCCTTACTCACGTAAAAGAACCGGGACGCGCCGCCGGAGCCCGACGGGCATTCGTATCCGGCAACGCAGTCGGCCGACGCACCGTGTGTGACCGGGCAATCGTCCAAATGTCGACGGGGCTTCGCGATCCCGCTCTGCTCATCGAGCATCGCCGCGGCGCCGCGGCGGATCGCGTACCCCGTCCTTATGAAATACTTGTACCACGCTTCCGGGATCGCGCTTGCACATGCTTCAACCGATCGATCTCGGCCCGCGCAGCACGGAGTTCTCGCAGGATCTCCGTGTGTTCGCGTTTGTGCGTTGCGTTGTCCAGTGTCTCCAGATTCGTGAGCCGGTTGTCGCTCTTGATCCCGTTGCGGTGATGCACCGACTCCTCCGAGGACAATGGGCGCCCCAGGTGACGCGCCATCACCAGACGATGTTCCGGGATGCACCTCTGGCTGCTGCGCGTCGCCATAGACGCGAACAGGATCTGTTCCTCCGGAGGCAGCGCTGACAGGGCCACGATCACATACCCCCGGTTCATGTGCTTGCCTCCCTTCCACGAATGTGACGCTGGCCCCTTCGGGGACTCTACCTTCGCCGCTCGCATAAGGGCCAGGGAATCCTCCGAGTGCTTGCGCCCCTGCATGGGGTGTGACTCCTGCATGCGGGCCGACAGTGCTGCCGCGTAGCAGGCCCGGGAACAGAAGCGCTTCCTTCTCATCCGGCTTGGCGGGATCGTCATCGGGCACCCGCACACCTCGCACATCTTCGTGACTGGCATAAAACTCCTGCACCGCCACGGGGGCGTTGCTCCGTAAGCATAGCACCGGATCCAGCCATTCATCTAGGAGCACGTTCGCGGGCCAGCGGCCGAGTTCGTGCGAGCCGCTGCGCTGGTTGTTCAGGCTACCATCCGCCCCGCCTCGCAACGCGATCGACGGCGTGCCGTTCGTCTCGACCGGGTCCCACTTGTCCGCGGTCGCGAGCCTGCACGCGTCGACGTTGATCCCGCCCGTGTTGTACTGCAGCACGTTCGCCGCGACGGTGCCGATCAGTGGCTTGCGCGCGAGGACGATCGGTTCCTGCGCGGGCGATAGCGCCGTGCGACGTCCGACGTACGGAGCGCGGTCCGGGTGCGGGGGGCAGAGGTGATCATCGGGGCGCCGCTTCGCAGGCAAGTTCTTGTCGCAGTGTCGACCCGGCAGCGTGCACCGGAACATATCTACCTGCCGCGCGAGATCGAGACTCTTGGGCATTCCCTGCCCGTAGAACCAGCCGAGCTGGTCCCGAATCTCGAACCCCGCGTCCTCTATCGCGCACACCATATGGTGATACGTCCGCGTCCCCGAGAACGCGAGCAGGTGCCCGCCCGGCTTGAGCACGCGGAGGACTTCGCCCCATCGCTCGACGTCGAACGCGACACCGGAGGCATCCCACTTCTTCCCCATGAACCCGAGCTCATACGGAGGATCGCAAACGACGGAGTCGATGCAGTTATCCGGCAGGCGGCGCAAGGTGTCGAGGTTGTCCCCGAGCACGATCTGGTAGGTGGTCATGCGATCGGCTCGACCCCGTTGCGCTTGCACACGATCAGCCGGACACTTTCCGCGACGGGATCCGATTCGGGCGGGTCTTCCGGAAACACATGATACGGATCCAATCCGTAAGGCGCATCCGATCCCCAGATCGTGCACGGGCCGGTGGCGCACCAGCCAGTGCGATCGTTCGGCACTCCCATGGCAGACCATGCCCACCCGTCGGGGAGCGCCCACGCGTCGTCATCTTCCCACAAGTCTTCACCATCTGCCGCCCCAGCGGGCGGGATCCAGCGCGCGTCCGCGGGGTCGTGCTTGCCCCCCGGAGGGTTGCGGATCAGCGACAACACGATCGCAGCCTGCGCCGAGAAACACGACCAGTGCGGCAGGCCGGACTCGGGATCGTAATGCTCGCCCGCCATGATCGCGTTCAGGTGCCGCAGCATGGACTGCACGTGCGTCCGCACGCGCGCTTGTTCGGTGCCCGCGACGCGGTACGTGCCGCGTCCGTTGTCCGCCAGGCCGTGCTTCCCTTCGCCGTACGCGAACGCCTCCGCGGCCGCCTCCGCGAACTCGGGGGGAACGAGGTCCAGGGCAAGCTTGCCCGCCTTTTCTGCGTTGATCTCTGCTTCACTTTTCACCATAGATCGACTCCAGTAACAGCCGTTCGGCCGCCTTGTCCTTGCCGTGCTCGCGCCGGCGTTCGAGTTTCATGACGTTCCACGCCATTGCTTCGGAGATGTCGAACCCGGCGGCGTCGAGCCCGAGCACGAGGTAAAACAGCACGTCCGCGTATTCATCGAGCAGGTCGAGCGGGTCGGTTTCACCCTTGCGGAACAACCCCGCGACCTCCCCCGCCTCACTCGCGGCCCCGAGTGCCGCGTGCATCGCTTGCCCGTGCGGCGATGGTCGCTCCAGGTCGAGCACTGCGCGGTGATAGTCCGCGGCGTTCATGTGGCGACTCATATCCGCTTTACCATGACCTTGATGTGATCGGTCCAAAGTCGCCGGAAGGTTTGCGGCCCGTCGACCAGGCTCACGTCCGCGGCGCCAAACGTCGCAGGCGTCCCGTAATAGTGCTTGAGATCGTCGTCACGTCGGAGCCCGACGAAGATCGAGGTATGCCCCGGCGTCACGTCCTGCACGTGGTGCACGATCGACGCGTCCATGGTGTAGCAGTACGGCGCTCGCCGACGCTTCGAAGGTCCCGCGATCCGGTGCTCGACGTACGCGCCCCACAACCCGAGCGCGATCGTCCGGTGCCACTGGTGCGAATGCATGTACCGGGGATCCTCCGCGCTCGCGAACTGTTGCAGGTACACGTAGCGCTTGATGATCGCGACCTGCCGCAGGACGATCCGATCGGGGTTCTGCGCTTCGGGGATCTCGCGACATCGTCCGGGGGCGAAGCGCTCCGCGAGGCGGTACCACCAGGGGGCGTCGTGATGCGCCGGCTTGATCGGCGCGCCGTAGGTTCGTTGATCGGGGGCCATGTCTTGCTTTCTCCGCACGAGGCGGACCAGGATGTTACTCACTTCTCACGATCCCAAGCGCGATAGATCGAGCCGTATAAAATCCAGAATGTATCGTCGTGCAACCCTTCCGGGTCGTTCTCGAACTCACCTCGCATGAGGTGACACCATTCATGGATCAAGGTGTCCCACGTCGCCTGGCGACACAGGTCGCGGTTCAAGTGGATCAGATAATGATCCGGGAAGTCCCAACACAGTCCGCAGTCGGGGCCGGTCACCCGGCGGATCCGGACCGGCTTGTCGAGCGGGCAGAGCGTGCGGATCTTCCTACCCCAGCGCCGCAGGGTTGCGGCATCCGCATCACGCAACATCGTCCTCGTCCGACAGGTCGAGCCATGCTTGCGTCTCGTTCACCCACGCGAGCGCCTGCGGCCAGTCGTCCGACACGGAGATCTCCGGCAGGTGATGGAAGATGTTCTCCCGCGGTCCGACGATCATGCAGAACAACCCGCGCGCGTAGGCGAAGCCTTGCTCCCAATGCCGACCGCCGCGGGCGGCGTGCGGGTGCGGCGAGGTCTCGACGTCCGCATCGGTGAACTGGATCAGCACGTCCGATCGCAAGATGTCCGCGACGTCCTGCTTGGCCTCGACTTCGAGCGAGCCGTCCGCGTGCAGCCAGGTCGAGGTGCAGGTGTGGCCCGCATCTTCGAGTTCGACCGCACACTTGCGGAGCTGCTTGCGGAGCGCGTAGCGTCCGCATAGGTAGACGTTCATCACCAGGTCCCCTTCCCCTGCAACTGAATCGGCTTAGCCCAACCCTTGCCGTAGTCCTTGTCGATGATGAAGAACGCCTGGCTGGCCGGCTCGAAGCGGGCTTTGATAGCCTGCGCGAACGCGGTGTAACCGATCAGCGAACCGTTGACCATAAAGTCGCGGTGATCGATGAACTGGTGCCAATGTCCGCAGCACGTGAGCCAGGCCGCGTGCGACTGGTTCCACGAGTCGATCGCTTTGCGCATCGGGATCGTGAGACCGCCGACGCCTCCGGCATAGCGAACGTCATCACCGTGCGTCCATCGGATCGCCCGTCCATAGACGTCGGTGTAGATCATGTTCCCTTGCGCAATGTCGAACTGCACGCGTGGTTCGTCGCGATACCGCATCGCAAGATGGTGATACAGGATCCATGCGAGTGAGTTCCCCGCCTTCGTCTGGTGGCGGATCTTCACCGTCATCCGATCGTGATTACCGTGGCAGCACGGGATCAAGATCCGCTCGACGTCCTGGTCCGCGAGCAGTGAATCGATCTGCTCGCAGCAAAGCTGCTCGACGAAGACCAGCGCATCCGCGGGCATCATGGAGTTCGACTCTTGTAGTTCGGGATGGATCGTGTTCGTGATCATGTCCCCGAGCATGGCCAGGATGAAGTCCCGGATTTTATACCCCGCCCGCCCCTCGTGCTCGCGGATCGCTTCGAGGTTCCACCGCGCCGCCGCGGCGAGTTCCTTGTTTCGGAACCGGGCGACGTCGGGATTGAACTCGTTCAGGTCCGACACGGTCCCCGGGGTCACCGTTTCGTCGGGGTGCAGATCGGAATAGAGTAGGACGGCGGTCGCCTCGTGCACGCGGGATGACTTCTCACGCGGGCGCACCTTGAGCGGTTTCCAGCGCTCCTGTGCGCCGACCGAGGCGGCGAGCGCTTCGCGTGCTTCGGCGGCCTCCGCCTCCGCGATGCGTCGCTGTGCATCGAGCCGGATCGCCGCCCGCTTTGCTTCTTCGCACGCGAGCCGCAGCTTGCGCTCGCGCTCGTCCGCGTCGTCCGCAGCCGTGTCCGCTGCCGCCCGCGCGAGCAGGCTATCGATCTTGCGTTTGCTTACCATGACGTGCGTCCTACATGCTGCTTGATCCGCAGCGCCACATGATTGACTGAAAAGGTGAGCTTGAACTCGTCGACGATCAAGCGGGCGAGCGACTGCAGCGCGATGCGCTCCCCCTGCAGGCGGCGCCGGTTCGCTTCATCGATCACCGCGATGACGTCGTCGGGGAACGGCTCCGTTTTCGGGCCGGTACGTCCGGTGAGCTTGGCGGCGTGCTTGTCAAGCAGGTCCGCGGCCGACGGTTTGGCGAAACGCTTGCGGGGGATCGTTTTCTTTTTTGCTTGGCTCATGATGTGAACGCGATCGTGGGGTCGAGCTTGCCGCGCAACCCGGGAATGACTTCGGAAAGATTACCCTTATGTGCTTTCACGAGCCGATCGATCACCGGCTTGTCAAGTACCCAGTACATGTCCGGGATGTCGAGCCCGCGCAGGAGTGCCGTCGCGCGGTCGAGGTTCGTGTGTCCGCCGTCCGCTGCTTCCCAGATCCACCGCTCGCGGACCTGCACGCCTTCGGGGGCGGGCGACATGATGGCGGCGGCGGCTGCGATCTCTTCGCGACTCGTGGCCTCCGGCATCGCGAGTGCTTGCAGCTCCGCCTTGCGGCATTCGTGCGCGCCGATCTCCGACTTGAGGTGTCGTTCGATCTGCGTGAGCAGGTCGACCGCAGGCTTCGCGGACTTTTGGATCGTCTGGTATGCGTCATACCACGGGCGCTTGGCGGTGTCCCGCTTCGATTCGAGCGCCTTGCGGACGGCGGCGACCTGGTGCCCAACCGTCGACGCCCAGGACGCCTGCTCGTCCGTGGTCACGCGCGCGGCGAGCAACTGGTCCGCGGCCGCCTTCGCGTCGGTCAAGGCGGCGTCGCTTGCCGCGAGCGCGTCCTGGTAGGACGCGAAGAGTTCCGCAGGTTCGGTGCTCGTTTTCTTGAGTGCTGTCATCCGCGCCGTTCTTTCCTCGCCCCGTCGGGGGCGGCGTCGGTGCGGGTCCAAACATGCCCGCGTCCGATACACCGTTCGCAGGTTTCGCCGTCGGAGTCAACACCTGATCCACCGCAGGTCGGGCATGGATAGCGCGTGCCGATTGGACTGGTGGGCTGGGTCATAGGCTATGCGTCCGGCGCCGTGAGTGAGGCGTAATACGCCGCGACCTCTTGCGGGCTGAGCACGCGGGACCATGCCTTGACCTCGCGGGCGATGGCTCCTTCGACGTTCAGGTTGTCAACGCTGACGCGACCACCTAGTGACCAGACCCCGTCCAGCAGTGAAGGATCGCCCGAGCCGTCTCGCTCAAAGTTGATGGCCGGCTCGACACCGTCAACGTAGAGGTGCACTCCCTCGTCCGTGGCCGTCCCGTCCATCGTTAGAACGACGTGCGCCCACGAGGTGAAGGTCGCCGCCTCGGTGCGCTTGAAGAGGGACAGCGTCGCCCGTGCATGTGAGAGTGTCAGGCGGCTCGTGGTGTCAACGAAGAAGTCTAGGCGGTCTCCTGGAGATCCGTCCTGGTGGATGTCGAAGATCGTCGCGCTCGCAGAAAGCGTGTCGATAAGCACCCACGCCGCGAACGTGAACGGCTCTCCGCTGATGTCGCGAGGACTCGCCCAATCCAGCCGGTCGGTCGTGCCGTTGAACAGCCGCGCATCAAGATCAGAGTCGTACGTCGTCCCGTCCGCGGTGCCCTGCAGCCCGCTCACCGGGTCGAGCAACGTGTCGAGCGACGGGTCGAACACGAGGCCGTCGGTCAGCAGGGTCTCCCCGGCGGTAATCAACGGGATTAGTGCCTCTAGCTCTTCACGGGAGCGGGCGACATTGGAGATTCTGCAATGGCGGATGCGGTTGGGGTTCGCGTCATCGGAGAACAGGTTTTGGCCCCCCACGTTCAGCGCTCCCACAGTCAGTGTTGTCTGGTCGGCCTCATCCAGATTGGCGACGGCGACGGATGCCTCCACGTACTCTTCGGTCTCCGTGTTCCATACGCGCTGCGTGATTAGTAGGGCATCGCTCGCGCCGGTGGTGTCGGGGTTCGGCTCGCCCGTAAGTGTCACAAGGTAGCGTTGCGGCGTAGAGCTAAGGCTAGGACTGTTGATGAGCGTCGAGCTTTGGGGCGACCCGTGAGCGTGCCAGCGAGTGAACGTGTCCCGGAACCCGCACGCATATTCGAGAGTCCCCGCCCGGACGCAGAAAGCGAATCGCTCCGTGACGGTGTCGTCCGGCGTCTGGAGCAGGCACAACAGGTCGACGGTGAATGCCGTGGTGACGATCGGTGGATCTGCGTTGTGGCCGTACGTCGTCGCATCTGTCAGGTCCACCCCCCGCGCCGACTGGTCGACACTCAACTGCGAGTAGTCGTCCCACGTGTCCGACCTCCCGAGAAACACCACGTTGGCGTCGATGAGCGAGAGGGCGCGGCGGCCCTGACAAGCCGCAGCGATCGCGGCGATCATGCGCCGGTTCATCGAGTGTACGTCCCCGTGAGCGCGAGCGTCGGGTCGGTATCCCCCGCGCCGACCTCGTCCGCGACCGCGACGAAGCACGGCCCGGGGACCATGGCGAACAAAACGTGCTGGCTCAAGTCCTGCGGACACGCGTACGCAAGATCGGGCGTGTCGTTCTCGACGTCGGGCGCGTCCTCGCCAAAGTAGATTTTGAGGTAGGCGGTGGTCGAGTTCGGGTTGTATACCGCGATGATGCCGATCTCCGCCTGCGCGGCAAGGAACTGCACGGGGGTCGAGGACAACGTGGGAAGCTTGTACGGTCTCATTCTGCCCCCGATTTTAGCATGCCCGCCTCAAGCGCTTCGAGCGGATCGCCACCCGCTTCGAGCAGACCCGCACGCGTAAGCGGGATCGCAAGCGCGTGCAGCCGTTCGAGTCTCGAAGCGGCAGCGTCCGCCAGTTCCCACACGTCCGCCCCCGTGAGTCCGAGCGCTTCGAGGCGAGCCCGCACGCGCTCACAGTCCTGCCGGTATATTTGCCATTCGTTCAAGGCTTCGCCCCCCGATCACTGATCACCGTCTCGACTCCGATCCGCACGTCGGGGCAGAGTTCCCCCGCCGCCTCGATCATCAAACGCTCCTGCTCTGCCGCGACCTCCGCCCCGCGTCCGATCGGGCAGACCGTCCCGAACTCGTCGTGTACGAAGATCCACTGGTAGGTCCCGAACAGCGGCGAGGCGGGATCGAACGAGGCGCGGAACAACTTCCAACCCGCCCGCTTCGCGACGTACGCCCCGAGCGTTTGGAAGTTCGTATTGCATGCGTCCGGGAAGCGCATGCCCCCGCGCACGTGATCACAGCGGGTGACCCGGATCGTGTAGCGTCCGTCCCGCTCGTATGTCCGGACCCAGTCCCAGAACAAGCGGTGCTCGGGGTAGCGTGCGTGCCACCGCGCGGTGTGTCGCTTCTCTTCGTCGGGCGTGAGCTCGACCCCGTACACTTTGCGAGCCCACGCGATGAACCGCGCTTGACCCATCCCGCCCGGCTTGCCGAAGTTCCATGCCTTGCCCCCCGAGCGTGCATACCCGTGCTGTTTTTTGCTGTAGTCCGCGAGGTCGATCCCGATCATATCGCAGCCAAACTGCGCATGCACGTCGATCCCGGCGTTCAAGGCGTCCGCGAGCGCGGAGCGTCCGCATATGTCCAGCTCGACCTGCGCGAGCGTCACGAGTTCAAGCATACCGAAGTCGGAGATCACGAACTCGCAGCCGGGCGGCGGGATCAAGCACCCGCGGATCAACTCGTCCCGCTCCTGGTTCTGCAGGTTCGTGGACGACGGCGCCCAGAATCCATAGAGCCCGTCCGCTTTGAACCCGCGCGACGCGGTGCGCCCCGAGTCGACGCACGCGCGGTAGTTCGTGCGGACGATCGGGTGCCGGAGCACGGGAACGATCTTGCTGTGACGCGTGCGCGTGGACTTGAGCAAGCGATATGCTTCGAGCGGATGCATCTCCGGCTTCAGTTGCCCCGCGAGGTCGTGCCCCGGAGGGTAGCGCCCCGGAGTAAAGCCGGCGTTCTCCAACGCCTCCGACGACAAGCAGACCTGGCCGTTCGGGTGCGAGTCGGTCGGGTCCGTATACTGCACCTTAGCCTGCCCCTTCGCGGCGAGGTCCGCAAGCATCGCCTGCGCAGCCTTCGTGCAGCATTGGATCGGCGACGGGCGTTTCTTCTTGTGCTTGTACTTCGCGAGCCCGGAGGCCATGCACAAGGTCGCGAGCGTGTCGAGTTCTCGCAGGAAGCGCTGGTCGAGGCGCTCGACCCACGCCTGATCGGTGTGGATCCCCCGGAGCGTTTGGCAGAACAGCGTCAAGTCAAAGCGGGCGTTCTCCTGCGCGGGCGTGATGTAGTCGCGGAACGGCTCCTGCGCCTCGAAGGCTCGGAGCGTCCACACGGCATCGTCGCGGGCGTACTGATACGCCTCCGCGGGCCACTGCGAGATCGGCACCCGATCGAGTTCCGCGTACCGTAGGCGCCACGTGTCCGCCTTCGGCAGCACGTGCGAGCACCGGCGCTCGACGATGGCGGCGAGCGTGTACGCCCGATCGGGCGAGTTCTCCCCCAGCGCGATGTCGATGTGCAGGTCGCGGAGGATCACGTCATGCAGGCGGAACGCGTCCCCGGCCGCGATGACGTCGGGGAGCAAGCCGGGGAACTGTCGCAATAGGACCGTGATGTCAAACGTGAGATTTGCTCCGATGATCCCGGTCGCGAGCACGTGCCGCACGATCGCTTCGAGGTTCGGATCTTCGCGGTGGTACACCTCCGCCCCGCCCGCATGCGCCACGGCGACCGACACGAGGCGGGGGACCGGCTCGCGTTCGGTGACGGGGAAGGTCTCGCAGTCTAGTGAGAACACCCTCACCGGCATGCACTCCGCGGTACCGTTGCGAGAGGGTGGGGTCGCCTGCGATGGCCAAGGCGTCGACCCCTCACCGGCATGCACTCCGCGGTACCGTTGCGAGCCGCGGACGTGGAACCGTCGCTGGGCGCACCCTCACCGGCATGCACTCCGCGGTACCGTTGCGAGCCGCGAAGTCCGTGCTCGCGAGGTATTGCATGGGCGACCCTCACCGGCATGCACTCCGCGGTACCGTTGCGAGACCCAGCCCGGGCGATCGGTCGGCACAACCGA